ATGGCGCGCCCATAGTCGAGCTGTTTACGCCAGGTGATCAGCTGCATAGACCACTGTGCGGCCTTCCAGCCGTGGCGGATGTCGAATTCGTGCAGCGTGCCCACCTGTTCGGTGTTGTCGACCAGCAGAACATAGGCAACGTCGTGGTCCAATTCTGCTGGCATGGTGTGCCATTCGGTGATTTCGACGTCACCGCTTTGCGGTTTAATCATGCTGACCAACGGCGCATTGTTGTACATGGCTAGCTGCGCACCGGTTGAATGTGGATATTTGACGGCGTTTTCACCGGATTTCAGGTCGACCAAAACGACTCTGCCGTCAGCGGTTTCAAACGCCAACACCGCGTCGAACCGTCCCGCAATGATGTGTTCGGGATAGATGATGAACTGTTCGGCCAACTCGGTGCGCGGCGTCAACCGGTAGCGGTCTAGGGTGCGTTCCAGAATGGCGGCGTCTTGGCGTTGCTGGTCGGTGATGAGCCGGTCTTTCTGGCCGGTCAAAATCAGTTCCAGCACCCGGTGTTTCTGTGTGCCACGGTCGGCGGCGAAATGGGCCATCGCGATCTTTTTGGCTTGCTCGCAAAAATCTTCCAGTGCATCCTTGTCGTCGGCGAACGCGGCCACATTTTCCCGCAGGTTGCGACCTTGCGGTTCAACAGTCAACCCGAGAGCCACCATGCGCTCATGCCACAGTTGGATGTTGCGGTTGTCGGCGGCAATTTTGGCAACCGACGAAACCCCGGTGGCCCGTCTCGACTTGTCTTCGCCACGCTTCATGTAGTAACGGTGGCTGCGATCCCGGTAGGTCAACGACAGCAGCTCAGGTGCGTCATTTGACGCAGCGGTGTCACCCAGTGGGGGTGGTGCCGGGTGGGTGGAAACCTGACGGTTGGCGCTGTCCTCCTGGGATTTGCCCGAACCCGGTTCATCATTCCCACCCGACACCACGTTTCGGCGGTGCTTGCCGCAGGTGCAGCCGTCAGGGCATTTCACGCTGCTCCCTCTTTCACCAGCTTGAAGTGTTCGTCGCAGAAGTATTCGTCGCCATCGCGTTCAGTAGCCAGGTCACCGCAAAACCAACAGCGTTGCAGCATAATCATTTTCGGTCCCAGCCTTCCGACTGTGAAGTCCACACCGCGTGCAGCCGTGGCTTGCGGGGTGGCATTTTGCGGTCACGATGTTTGCGTGCCCGATAGGTGCCGGGCATCATCAACTGTTCGGTCTCCCGGTTGTCGGGTGCGTCAGCACCGTCATCGAGGGAGCGTTGGATGGTCAAGCCCGCCGCTGCCGATCCACATTGCGGGCGGCTTTCACCCCGGTCGGGTCCAGATACCCCAGCAGGGATCGCAGGCCGGTGTCGGCGGCGAACACCCGGTTGCGGCTGGTCTGGTCGGTCAGAAACTCGTGGAAGCTCACGTGGGTGCGGGCCAAAGTCTGCTCGAACCGGCGCAACAGATTGGTGATTTTCGACGGGGACACTTCACCCGTATCCAGCATCCGGCGCTGGGCAGCCAAGAGCACCAGCTGTAGTTGACGTCCGGTAGGCGCGTTGCGGCGTGTTGTGGAGTTACCGGCCCCGTTGTGCGGCGCTTGCGCCGCTGATACCGGCGTACTCATCCGCTGCCGCCGCTGGCTGCATACGGTGTGGGTTTGCGCCGCTGTGTGCGCCGCTGACGGCTTTTGGCGGATGCGGGGGCCTCGGGGGCCTCGGGTACCACGCGCAGCCGGGGCGCGTACAGGGAGGCCACCGAGACGTCGAAGTAGGCGGCGACGGTGCCCACCTCGTGGTCACGGAACGGGGTTTCCCCGCGAAGGCGGCGGCTCATGGATGAGTGGGTCAAACCCAACAGTTGTGCCAGCTCAGCCTGCGTTTCATCGCGGGCGGCAAGTTCACCTCGGATGTTGGCTGCGACTGTGGAGCCAGGCATGGTGGGATTCTATGCCGCTAGGCGGCAGCTGTGCAACGATAGCGGGAAAACTTTCCGGCGTGTGTCCATCCGTACCACCTGGCACGGATGTACCGTGTCCTGTTTGCGAAGCACCAAGGTCCAGGTAACGAATGTGTGAACCAATCCCACTAGGGTTGCACAATTCCCGATCACCGGGAATCATCGAGGTTGTGGTTTAACAGAGCAACACAGACAGAAGGACGAGATATCCCATGACAACAGCCAAAATGCCGCTGCACGTAGCAGTTGGCAAACGTTTGGCAGGGAAACTTCGTGAACACGGAATTACCTACGAACAGCTCGGCGAGACCTGTGGCTGGTCGACGTCTTCGATCAGTCGCCGGATTCGCGGCGAAACCGCCCTGTCACTGTCCGACCTGGAATGCATCGAGGCAGCAACCGGTATCAGCGTCTCGACTTTACTCGGTGATCAGGCGGAACCCTTGATTACCAGCATTGGTGGGCAGAAGCAGCAACACCCTTTTCGGAGCGGTGGCGACAGTGGAGCGAGCAATACAGCACCTTCCTCGCCGACTGGGAGGACCGCCAACAACAATGGGCAGCCCAATGACAATCTGCGAAAATTTGGTGGCTACAGTTTGCTGCTCCCCCGGCTGGACTCGAACCAGCAACCCTTCGGTTTACGACAGCTGCTACAGCGGTACGCCGCCGCTTGATATCGCCCCTGTTCACACCCCAAAATTCTGCCAGTGCCCACTGGGCCAGTGCGCAGTGAACGTTAACCATGAATTGACAAGTCGTTAACCAGCGGTTTGCTGGTTTTTAACCGGGATGCTCGCCAGCCTTCCATCAGGGGATGATCAGAAAAATGTCTGATAAGTCTTGTTATTTACACCTGCGACTATTATCCTCAACACCTGTGAGCAGGGGTTACACCCTGCCTGGGGGCTGGGAAAAAGCTATCGGGGGATGGCTCGACTGGCTGCGCCTGCAGGGCCACCGAGACACCACGTTACGGACGCGGCGCGGACAGGTGCGTTCGCTGGCCCGCCAAAGCGGTGTTCGCCACCCCGCCGAAGTCGACGTCGCCTGCCTGGTGCGCCTGTGCAGTCGACCGGGCGTCAGTTCCGATCACCGGCACGGCCAGCGGGCGGCGCTGATCAGCTTCTACGACTGGTGTGTCGCCAACGCGGTCACCACCCACAACCCGGCTGCGGCGCTGCCCAAAGTGAAGCCGTCCAAACCCCGTCCCCGGCCCACACCCGACGAGGTGTGGAAACAGTTGGTGGCGTGCGCACCGCCGCGCGAGACGCTGATGGCCGTGCTGGCGTGCGAGGCCGGTTTGCGGCGTGCCGAGGTGGCCGCACTGCACTACGACGACCTGGTGCGCGACCACACCGGGTGGCTGCTGATCATCAACGGTAAAGGCGGCAAACAGCGCGCCGTGCCGATCAACAACCGGCTGGCGCGGGTGCTGCGCACCCACTGTCGTGGCGGGTATGTGTTTCCCGGCAAAATCGACGGGCACCTGTCACCGGACGCGGTGGGGCGTGTCATATCACGGTTGATGCCGCCAGGGTGGACGATGCACAAGTTGAGACACAGGTTCGCCACCAAAGGTTTCAACGGAACCCACAATCTGCTGGCCGTCAAAGAGGCGCTGGGGCATTCCAGTGTCGCGACCACGCAGCTGTACACGGCGATCAACCTCAGCGATGTTCGCTCGGTTTGTGACGCCGCAACCGAAGATTGGAGTGAATGTGACGATGGACCGGACCAAACTGCGGGGGCACACAGAGTTCGAGCTACGACTGGCGTTACGCCAGGAACGTAACACACTCATGATTGAACGGTCCGATTTGATACCAAAGATTAGACGGCTCAACGAGATTGAGGATCGGCTCAACGAGATTGAGAAAGCCGAATACCTGCTCGACAACTACGGCTAACCGACGAGGGGCGGGCCAGGAACTTTGCCCAGCGCCCGGCCCGCCCCAACCTTAAAACGGCAACAAAAAACCCGCCGACCAGTGCACGATTGGAGTAGTGCACCGGCCAGCGGGTTTTGTTGTGTAGCAAGAATAGTCTCCTCGTTTTTTCACCCTTTCATTCGTTTGTGCACACCGATCAGCCGCGTGATGATTCGGCGCATCTCGTCTTCTATCGGTCCGTCGTCGGCGTAGCCTTCCAGGAAGTCGCGCACCAGCTTTGACGGCGTGGTGCCCTCCCGTTGGGCTTTCGACGCGGCTTTATGCCAGATGTCGTGGGGCACGCGGACATAGTGTTTTGGCGTTTCAGCCACCGTCGATCACCTCCTGCAAGACATCGAGATAGGGCACGTCGCTCAACTCTTCACCGTCAACCGTGTTGACGCCGACCGGTCCACAAAAGATGTCACCAGGCAACAACTGTGCGCCGCCCAATGCGTACCACAGGCGTGTAGCCACATGGTTGGGTGGCAAGCCTTTGAACTTGCCCTCCTCGTCCATGCTGAATACGAATCGCCTGTCGTCTATCAACGTATACATGGCCTGCACATACCCGCCACCCAGCACCGCCTGGTTGAACGCCGGATATTCTATTGGCACGTCACGGATTTCAAACGTACCGTCCGACTGGATGACCAGTGTCTTTGCCGTCTTCATTGTTGTGTCTCCAATCTTGGTTGTTGTTTTTGGTCTGAACAGACCAGGATGCACACCCCAGGAGCAAAGCTCCTGTGATGTGCACCCCTACCTGTTCAGGTCACAACGACCGTTGCTTGCGGTGGGTAGGGCCGCAGTGCCTTGGCGTGCGCAAACACCTGACGCGGGTTGAACATGGTGTTTCTCGCGTACATCGAATGTGGGTCACGCCACGGTCGACCGTTCACTTTGAACCATTCCCGGCCTTCATGCTCATCGAACCAAAGCGCCATGCCGTGGCAGAAGTCGTAGAAGTCTTCAACTGTTTCCACGAACGTCGGAATCGGTTGATGCATGTGCAATTCCGTGATCTGGTTGGGGTGGTAGGTGTTGGGCACGTTCAACAGGTAGTCGATGCACGCTTCGCGAACCCGAACGTTTTGCACGTTGAAACCGCAGTAGTAGCTCGGTGTGTGCACCGACATGGACAGGCCGGGTCGCCACGACACGACGGTCAGCAGCCCGTTGAAGTCTTCGACTGTCATGCCGTCGATGCTGGCTTGCAGGTCTGGTTGGTTTGATACCGTTTCCATTTCTCTGTCTCCAATCTTGTTTTACCGCTTCGCGATACGCCGCTAAGCGGCTGGTCTAAACAGACCGGGCACCACAGTGGCCCAGGTGCGACACATGTCGCACCTGAAACACCGTGGCACCCTACCTGTTCAGGTCCTTTCTAGTATTCGTCGTTCCCGTTCCGACATGAGTCGCGCGTCCGGCACCCACAACCCCTGCTGCCCACGGCACTGGATCGGGCGATCCAGGGGTCGTGGATTGGACAGCAGCCAGTGATACTGCCCACGTGCAGCCCAGCGGCTTCGGCTGTTGTCGACCACGCCGACCAGGTCGACCACGCCGACAATCACGCCACCTGGCATACCGACCAGCAGGTCATAGCCTCGTTTTTCCAAGACTCGGCCACCCTCATAGTCGAAGGTTTTCCCGGCGTGAATCGCTAGCGGCCCACGGTATTCTGTGGTCCACGTGCGGTTTTCGACGTCCTTCCCGAACGCGATGATGGCATGCGCCCATGGCTGTCTGACGGTGAGGGCATACATTATGCGAACTCCCATCTGCCGCAGCGGTTGCCGTTGACGTCGAAGACACGTCCGACGCCACTGTCGTCAACGTTGATGTCGTCGGCGACTTTGTGCAGGATGCGTTGCAGCTCACCGATAGGATCATCGGTGAAAGCTGACCCGTGGTCGGTGTACACGGTGAGAGTGAACATCACACACCCACCAATACAACCTCGTGCCATTGCAGGTCGGCCCACTTGGTGTCCCAGTGCGCTGCCCAGCGCAGAATCCCTTGCGGATTCAGCACATAGACATATTCGGTATCCCAATACTCATGGGCGTCTTCAGGTGTGGCGTAGTGCTCATTGCCTTGCTCACCGATGTACCGAACACCGAACCCTGCCACTAGCTCAAAGCGGTCAGGGTCGGTGGGATACATCTCACCAGTGGGGTTGCCGTCGAACGATGACCACCCTGCCGGTGTATGTAACAAGGTGCTCACTACGCGGTCGATACCATGGGTGGCAATCAACCGTTGCAGTGTTTGCACCTTGCCCCACTGACCATCTGGGTAGCCATCGCTGTGGACATAGACCAGTCGGATGCCGGAATCGGTTTCTGCACCGATAAGGCTTCTGGTACTCATTGTTGTCTCCAATCTTGTTTCATTGGCGCAAGCACCAACTACCGGCTACGCCGGTCGGATGTTCAGGCTGAACAACCGTGGAAGCCAACACCGCTGCTAGGCAGCGGAATTGGCAACCATGACGGTTCAGTGCATTGTCATGCTGGTCTCAGCGATCAGGAACAGCACAACCACGTACAGAACAACGAGCAGAAACAGCTCGGCTACAACCAGTCCGGTGTAGCCCACTGACGTGGGTCGTCGTCGCCGAATTTGACCGGCATCACCAGGCCTACGAAGTCGTCGCCGATGGTGACAGTCAACGGCTTCTGGCCATACCCGTATGCACTGTCGTGGGCATAGACGAAGATCCGGCTGGCCCGGTCGCCGGTGCCTTTCACCTTGCCGAACGATGCGAGATATTCGGCGGTGAAAGCCGTTGCGTGACGCGACTTGGCGAGCACGTCACGCATGTTTTGCGCGGTTTGTGCCGTCACCTTGGCCGTTGAATCCGGCGCTGGCAGCGGCGGCAACGACACCGACTTGGGGAACAGTCCACGGAACTTCGGGAAGTCGACGTCGGCGATCCTCGCCGCAGCCAAGCTGCCGTCGTTGAATGTGAACTGCACCGACTTGCCATCCGATGTGACATCGACGGCACGCCAGCCCTCTTCTGCACGCTTTGTCTTGGCGGATTGGATGAGCCGCTTGACGTCGTCCAGATAGAGTGACATTGACACCTCGTCGCCGTCGAGCACCTTGGCCCGTGAAACGCCCAACCGGAACCTGTCGGTAGCGATTGCGAGAACCTGGTCTTTGTCGAATTCAAGGCGCACCACGTTGATGCCGGGCAGTGTCACGTCCGTGGACGCAAACAGGCTCGCGTCGCTGAGGATTCGGTGCAGATCGACCGATTGAACCGTGCCCAACTTAAGGGTGGTTGCTGTACTCATTTTTGTGTCTCCAATCTTGTTTGACCTGTTCAACACCGGCACTTTGCCGGTGTGACCGGTCGACAGACCGGTTGGTTCTGAACAGACCAGGCTACCCACAACTTGTGGTTGTGGGCACCCCTACCGGTTCAGTCGAGTGTGACGAAGCTTTGCCACGGCAATGGGTCAGCCCATTGGCGCTTGACGCTTTCGGCGTGTTCACGCGCCTCGGATTCCGTTGCGAACCAGTAGGCCCGCAGGTCGTGCTGGTCGTCGCCGATCCAGTCGTGCTCGGGTTTGAAATTGTCGACCGGCACCCAACACTGTGGATCGCTGCTGCTGTCGACGTCGAACGGAACACACAACGTTTGACCGCCAAGCAGTTTGACGGTTTGGCCGGTGATGCGTGCCACGCCGACCTCGATGTCGACTATCCGGTCAGGGTCGGGTTCATCGTCGCCCGCACATATCGGGAGAACGCTGACACCCCACCCTTGATGGAAGGTGAAACGCACCGACAGATCCAACCACCGTTCCGCCGCTTCATATGTGTCACTCATGTTTGTCTCCAATCCTGTTGTGGTCCTAAACAGACCAGGCAACCACCCGCTGCCCCGGGTGGCTCCCCTACCGGTTTAGTCGCGGAGTCGTTCTATCTTGTCGTCGCATCGTTGGCAGATGGGTACCTGCCCCAACACGGGGTGGTCGCGCAACCCGTTGGCGGGGTTGGTGCACTTGGCGAACCATTCGCACAGTGCGTACCCGTACCCATATCTCCGATGTTGTTCCAGCAGTGCATCGCCGGTTTGTTGCACCCGGTCGTCAATGTTGAGGCGGCTCATTTCGGTGCCACCTCACTGCACTGCCACACCCGCACGTTGACGTCGACATGCACGGCGTTGTGTGCCGTCCAGTGGTCGCGGTGGAAAAACCAGAACCGGGTGGGACGTGTCTCACCTGTGTCAGTCAACGTGTTGACTGGCACCGAACCGTACAGCCCACCGGAAAAGTTTCCGTTGCCACTGGATTGCAAGTGCCACGAGCCACCGTTGATCCGGCGTCCACGATCCGATGTGGCATCCGACGTTTGTACGCCGCCACTCGGTGGATGGGATTGTGCGTCGCCGAACCACACGTAGCTGATTCGGCGCGTCACGCCATCGGCGAACTCGACCCAATCGCCTTCCAGTGGGAGCGGGTTGGCGAGACGTTTGGTTTGACGTTCATTAAGCAACCCAATGTCTTTCGGGTCGGGTGTGAACACCGGGTGCTCACCGCTGAAATTCCAGCAGCGCCACACCTCACTGTCCGCCGAGACGATGCGCGGTACTTCTGTTGTGTTCATTGTGTCTCCAATCTTGTTGTGGTCTAAGCAGACCAGGCAACCACCCGCTTACAACGGGTGGCTCCCCTACCGGCTTAGTCCCTTTCGGCGGTGATTGCTTTGGCCGGGACTATCACTGTTGTGGTGTTGTCGTCGTCGGCGAGTACGGCGAACGCGCGGTGAAATTCCCGCGTGGTGAGTCGCACCACACGCCCGAATCGGCGTGGTTCGCCGTCGAACTGCCACGACACCCGGTCACCACGTTCGATACGGTCTGTTGCATCGAGTATGGTCTTGCTTGGCGGGCAGGCAATGTCCAGCGGCTTGTGCTGTTTGATACCCATTTCTTGTCTCCAATCTTGTTACGGTGTTTGAACACACCAGCCCCCACACAGGCACGGATGTCTGTGTGGGAGAGTCATGTTCAACTGATGTAGGTTCCGACGACGACACTGTCATAGTCGTATCGGGTTTCGACACGGCCACGGTCGTCTTCGATAACAGGCCAACGGAACACAACACCGGAATAGAACGAATCCGACTGGTACAAATCCCAGTCGGTGATCCCGATGTTGCGTGCCAGTCCATCGCAGTCGGTGGTGTCATACCAGCGATTGCGATACTGGACGAAACGCGGTGAGAATTCATCCTCGCCGGTCACGTAGTCGAAGTCTTTGCGAGCCTCAACCGGCAGCTGGTCAAACGCCACCAGCTCACGCCAGTGGTAGTTGGTCGTGATTTTCACGTGCTTGTCCATCATTCACTTCCCAACGGGGTATTCTTCGACAAGTTTGCGCAGGCCGAACATGCTGTCAGACGGCAGTTCCCGCACATAATGTGTGAGCACGGATGCCTGACCGACATCCTGCCCGTCAATCAGCACCCGCGCCGTCTTGTGGTCGCGGGCACCGGCAGGCATTAGCTCTGCGCGACCTTCGCGGGCCGCTGTGAGCACCATGCGGCGCGCTGCCGAATAGTTGTGCACGGCCAGCGCGTCACGGACCTGCGCGACGAGGGTGATTGTGTTACCCATTGTTGTCTCCAATCTTGTTGGCGCGCAGCGCGTTGCTACGCAATGGTGCTGAACACACCAGCAGCTCACACGGACGCGAACGCCCGTGTGGCTGAGTCATGTTCAGTTGTAGTCGGGTTCCAGCTGGTCGTAGTGCGACTTGCGTCCCGCCACCAGAATTTTGTCGGTGACACTGAAGATGGATCGCACCACGTTGTCGTTGACGGCCAAGTTGCCGTCATCGTCCAGGTAGTCGACGGTACTGCCTTTCAACCACCCTTGGATGTACGCACGGCTGCTGGCGGCGTCGAACTGTTCGACGTCCAGTTCTGTGCAGACCAGCAGTGCGACGGCCTCGGCTTGGAACTCCCGAATGTCGCGCGGGTGCTCTTTTTTGGTGCCGTGGTCTTCGGTGTGGCCCAACAGAATGTGCGCCCACTCATGGATCATTGTTTTGAACGGCGACACAGCTACCGGGTTGAGCGCAAACTTGCGGTCAACACTGTAGCCTTGCACGTTGCCGTCGTGATGGCTGAACCGGGTTTCGGTCACATCCAACACGTCGGCGGCCTGCTTGCGATCCCAGCTGGGCAACGTCGGCATCGGCAGATCGGGTCCTTCCGTTTGGAACAGCTGGAACACTGAGGCTTTCGGGTAGAACCCGACAACCTTCATCTCTGCTTTACCGTTGGCTTTGAGGATCGTGTTGCCGTCGTGGTCACGTAGCGGCGCGAACTGCGGGTGGTTCACCCACAGCGCGGAGCCGGGTCCGCTGATCACTTTGCGGTCCAACGACTGCCATTTGCGGAACGTTGCTATCGGCTCAAACTGCCCGGTCTGCATAAGCACCAGGAGAATGTTGAGCATCGAGTAGCGGTGAAACCGGTTGTAGCAGTTCGACAACCTTCCCGGCGCTGTCAGCGCGAACTGAAGAACCGCGACCAGATCAATCTTGCCGTTGTCGTGCAACGGCAGGTCAGACTTGGTGACGTCGCGGCGACCTTTGCTCGGCTTGGACGCCTTGCGGGTTTGGGTTGCTGTTGTCATTTTGAGTCTCCAATCTTGTTTTTGGTGCTGAACACACCAGCAGCACACACAGGCACGGATGTCTGTGTGGCTGAGTCATGTTCAGTTAGTCGCCAATGGCGTAGCCGTCGATGCCGCCGCAGCGACTACATTCGACGGCGTCATGCCAGGCGTGTTGCCGATATACGGCGTCGTCTTCACTGTGGCAGTAACGGCAGCGCACTTTCGGCGAAACATAGTGCGCCGCTTTAGGTATTGTCGGGTCAGCGTGAAGCCATTCACCCATGCCGTATGATCCACCGTTCGGATCGTAAACGAGCTGTTCATCACATGTCTTGCAGTGGTGAACGTCTGGCAGTATTTCAACGTCAATGGTGGGAAGTGTGCAGTAGTTGCCTCGTTTGGCATCCGCAAACATCTCTAACGTTGTGCTCATCATTGTCTCCAATCTTGGTTGGGCTGAGATACCCAGTGGCGCAGTCAGACGCAACTGTAAGCGTCGCCAGGGGCGGCGAGATGCGCTGTTGGCGTCTGACTGGCCAAGTGTTTCTCAGATCAGTGCGTATGTTCGTACAAGGCAATCATTGTCGCTACTGTCACAACGACAACGAGTAGGCACAGCATGATGTGAACAACGAGCAGCGCGGCGGATGTCGCGCCAATCATCATCACGGCGATGCGCAGGGCATCGAGTGCGGCGTTCACAGTGCGGCCCACCAGAAGCGGCGGACGGCGCGGTCAAACTCGTGTTGTGCGTGCATACGGTCAATCACATTCTCACGCTGCGGCTTTTGTGTCGGCACGAAACGTATTGTGGTGACCGGTGCGACCGGGTGGCTTGATTGCTTGTCGAAGGCGAGTCGCACGATATGGAACTCGGGCGGACGCGGCGGCACGACGTTCAGCTTTGGGCTTCCAGGTACATGCATTGCGATTCTCCAATCTTGTTGCTAGTGAAAAGCGCACTAGCACGCGGTCGAGGACATCTATAAATCCCCGTGAAACCCAACCAGTCGGTGAGACTGGTTGGGAATCATGGAAATTCAAGATTAGAGGAGACTATTCTCAACTATTACAGCTCACTACAATTTCACGGTGCGGGTCGCGGGACACAAGTCTCAGATAAATGTTCTCGCAGAAGCTTCATCAGCATGACACGCACTTAAGTCGGATACTCTCGTGGGCTGCATTCGTCTCTATAGGGCATATGTTCATTGCGCGTAGACGGTTTCGGTCACTCTTGAGTGGTCGCTGGTCGTCTCGGTCGTTGGGCGCGGCTTCGGGCTTTGCACTGATCAACGGTGGTCGTAGCGCGTCTCATATGTCTGTGTCTCTCGGGCTGGTTCACGGAGTGGGTTCAGGCGCGGAAGCGGCTGCTGGTCAAACGGTGTCCCTGGGACTTGTTTTGATCGGTATGTACTTGTACATCCGATCATAGTAAGACGGGTGTACGGAAGTCAAGTAAAACAAGCAGTTAGCCAGGAGTCACAGTAAACTCACATACGTGCAGCTCAGAGCACTGCCGACCATGGTTGATCTTGTTTGCTTAGTTGCCAGAAATGTGGCGAATGTGGACGGTGTTAAACCGGTCAACACATGTGGTGAAAGTGCAGGATCAGAATGCACAAAACGTGATCTTTCCACTGGGACAACACATCTCGCCCAGGTGCGACTATTGTCGCAGCTCACAGCGTCGGCGTAGCATGTCGACATGGGTGAGCACAACACAGCATTCCCGACGCCCACAGCGACGCTGGGACACGACCAACATCCCCGACGTGCAATCACACGGTCGGCCACAGCAGCGGCAGCAGGGGCGCTGTCAGCGCTTGTTTTGTCCGCGTGCACCGCGACCGGCACAGGCGACGTCGGACACCACGTGCCACCGATGCGCTCGGACGGCACCTTCTGGTTCATCGACTCAACAGAAGCGGGCACATGGGAAACAGCCGGGTCGGCGCGGGTCAACGGCAACGACTGCTCGTGGAACCTGTTTCTCAACCCGCCCGGCGAGATGGAGCAGAGCTTCAAAGACACCGACTGGGCCGAGTATCAGATCAGCCGTGGCGATGTGGCGGTCGGACAGCCCGCCCGTGTGACGCTGGCTGACGGGCAGTTTTTTACTTCCAACGGCTGCGCCGACTGGCAGCGCGTCGACTAGACGACGGCGTTGACGTCTATGGGAATCACCTCGGCCAACTGGTCGACCGCCTGTCGGCGTCCCAGCACATACGCCGCACCCGCAAACATCCACGCCCACGGGTCAGCCCATCTCGGCCAACGCCGCGACAGGTGCGCCGCTGTCAAAAGGATCGCCGCGTCGGTGAGAATGGGCTGTGTCGCGCGGTAACGATCCATCGCATCGCAAAGCTGTTCACGCTGGTAGGCAACAGCCCAAATGTTGTGCACGACAGCCGCGACCGGTACGGCTGCCCAAAAAACGTTGGACGGCTTCACTGATGATCACCTACTTGTAAGGACGTTCATTACTATAATGACGGCGGTCAAAACAAGACCGAGCACGCCGACCAGGTATCCCCAATTTTCTTTCCCGGTGACCTGTCGGGTGGTGGCCGCCTGAAACCCTTTGTCGATGGTCGACTGTATCCGTTTGACATGTTCGTCCAGCCCTGTGAATCGAGCATTGAATTTTTCATCTAAAGCACGGAACTGGGTGTCGGCTTCAACGCGCGAAATCAGTGTGGACTGAATGTCGGCCAGCTGTCCACGAAACTCGTTGACATTCTCAAACCGCTTCTCGTTGGCGGTGTTCGCTTTCTCCACAGCCTCTTTCGCAGCCAGAAGGGCTGCCTGCACAGCCTCTTTGTCGGCAGCTCGTGCGGTTTTCATCGCCTCCTGCTGGGACACGAAAGCCGCGTCGAGTGCTTTGGTTTGCGTCGTGTATCGCTCATCCAGCATTCTGCTAAGAGCATCTATCTGCGTTGCGGTCAAAGCGTTGGCGGCAGCCTGTTGCGTTCGCAGATGCAGAAACAGCAGGTCGGGTGTCCAACCGGACGGCTGCTGTTCGGTTTCACCAGACATCATCGCTCCTGGTCTTCGGATTGCCTGGTCGTCTTGAGTGTTTGATCTTCTGCTTGCCGCTGTCGGGCATTCGCCTGCTGTTGAGCCAAAATGTCGTCGTCTTCACGGTTTCTGACTTGCATCAACTCCCGATCCTGCCTGTCCCGTTCCTCCCGATCCGGCCTGGGGCGAATGGTGGGCGGGCGGGGAAAGTCGGGCCGCTCGACGTGGATAATCTCATACGCACTGCGCATCCACGGCCCAATCTCGTCTTGCAGCAGCGACCACAGATAGTCAACATCTTGTGTGGTTGCCTGCCAGCGGTCACGCAGCTCCTCGTTTCGGTCATCGTCTGCCAGTTTACGTTTCAGCTCCAACCCGCGCAGCTGTTCATCGTTGAGCCGCTGCGTGCGCCTACTGGTTAGAACGGGAACGACGATGACGCCAAGCAATGAGATGAACGCCACCACAAGGGGTATCCACCACGTGGTCATTGCTTCGCCCAATGCTCACATTCGGGATGGTTTTTGTAGTGCTGTATCCGCCAAATCTCTTTGATCACAACAGTGTCTATGTGGATCAGCGCGAAAAATATTCCAAACGACAAACCCAACGCCATCAGTTGCGGCCACAAAAGGTGGGCAACAAACGTCAACCGGTACAGGTAGAACCCGAGACTTGTCACCACCGACAGCTGCCCGAAAACACCGCAGCCGTACGGTGTGCGAAGATCCACGTTGGCGTCACGGAAAAATTTCCCGACACCCATGCAGCACGCTATCAGGCACAGACCCGATCCCCATACTATGAGCAGACCCAAAATCCTGTTGGCGTCCGGTGAAAGCAGGGGCAGCCCAACCATTGCTGGCCGCAACACGATAGCCAAACCGACCACCGACAAACCGAGGTGGACCCACACATACATCCGCGAATGGTCGATGCGCACCGGGAACGACTTGTGTGCCCAACGGATATACCAGTCGCGCACACGGGTTTTCAGGTTCATGGCAGCGGCACCTCCGGTACCGACACTGACGGCACCCCAATCGACGGGTCCACAACAACTATGATCGGCGGAACCGTAACCAGTGGTGGCGACGCCGGATTGGTGGATGTTACGGTGCGCGGCGCGTCCTCCACCGGGGGCGACACAACAACGGTGGCAGTCATGTTGCCCAACGGACCTGGCGGTACAACGGGCGTGCCAGGCGGCGTACCAGTTGGCGACGGCGGCAGGCGGCGGTCAACAACAGCAGACGGTGACGCTGGCCCCACCATCGGAAGCACAACGCCGGGAGCGCCGAAGGCGGGCGCACCAGGCGGTAGCTGGTTTTCATTGGATGCGCCCAGCGTTGCCCATGAAACACCGACCAAAGTGAGGATTCCCGCCAACAGTACAGTCATGTCGTACCTAAACCTTTGCTGCTCAAGGCTTCTTGTTTCGACCTGCCGGTGCATTTATTTCTCGTGACGACCAGCGGTCCCGGTGGTGACCAGGGATGGGCTGTCGGAGCTACCGAGCGGGATGGAACCCAACGACGTCGCCACCGACAGCACCGCGCCGGAAAGTGCAGCGCCGACAATGATCTTCCAGTCCAGGCTGTAGGCGTTGGCCACCGGTCCGACATGGTCGGCGACGACGACACCGGCAACAAACTGGCCCGCCGTCTTGACGGCACGTTCTGCGACCTGCTTCCAAAAAATAAGTGTGAACATGGTGTTGCCTTTCATGGTGTTGCCGGGTTGTCCCGGTCGTCTTTGGGACGCTTGAAGATTCGGTTGTCGTCGGGTGTCCACAGGCGGTCGCCGCTGCGCACCGTCCCGCTGTTGGTGTCAACGGCGAAAGCGACACGCCCACCGGGTCCAACTTTGAATGTGCGTGACGACGGAATGATCGGTCGTGCACCGCCGATGACGACGGGCACACCGAACACCAGCTCCGAGACGATGCTGGCGGGGGCGACGTCCTGGTTGAGCAGAAACAGGATGAACTGGCCGAACCGTTGGCCACTGTCGATGCCTGCCGGTGCGACAATGTAGGCCAGCGTTGCATGGCCCGCCCGGTCGCTCGCCGGAATCGAGTGGGCGGCAACAATTGTTCCCAGCGTGACACCGCCCAACAACTCTGTTGAACCGATGCCTGCTGGCGTGACAGTGACCGCGCCGGGCGTGGCGGCAGCCGCACCGAACGCCTCGACGCTGACAACGCCTGTGGGGCTGACTGTGACGGTGCCCGGTGTGACGGTGGGTGTGCCGAACCGGTCGACACCAGGAATCCCTGTCGGTGCGATGATGACCGCAGCTGTGACCGCTGGCGTGCCGAACCACTCATCGGATCGGATGCCTGCTGGCGTGACGGTGACGGTGCCCGGTGTGACGACTGTGCCGCCCAACGTTTCACCACTGACAATGCCGTGCAGGCTGAGGTTGACCACGCCAGGTGTGACGATGGGTGTGCCGAAACGGTCGACACCGGGAATGCCTGCCGGTGCAATGATGACAGTGAACGTAACTGCTGGCGTCCCGAACCGCTCATCAGGTCGAATGCCCGCTGGCGAGATGGTGACCGCGCCCGGTGTGATGACCTGTACACCGAACGCTTCGACGCTGACAATGCCTGTGGGGCCGACTGTGACGGTGCCCGGTGTGACAATGGGTGTGCCGAACCGCTCGACACCGGGAATGGACGCCGGTGCGATGATGGACACGCCGGTCACCACCGATGGCCCACCCAAAAGTTCGCCTGTAGCAATGCCCGCCGATGTGACATACAGGACGGTGGTGGGAACACCGATCTGCTCGACGCCGCCGATGCCGTTGGGTGCCACAATGTACGCGGTCGCCACCGACCCGAGCGCGGAGCCGCCGTCGATGCTGGCGGGCATCACCGCAAAGCCGAGTGCCGCGCTACCCAACTGTTGTGCGCTCGCGATACCGACCGGTGAGATTGTGACCGCACCCGGTGTGACGGCTAGTGCACCAGCGGCTTCGGTGCTGACAATGCCTGTCGGTGTGACAGTGACCGTACCGGGTGTGACAGTTGACGCACCTGGTCGTTCGTCGCTGGCAATGCCTGCTGCTGTGATGGCCACGCCAAGTGCGGTGCCACCCAGCCGTTCACCGCTGGCAACGCCTGTCGGTGCGACGTCTATGGTGCCGGTGGTTGCGCCCAACCGTTCAGCACTTGCGATGGCTGCTGGGGCAACCGTGACCACACCGGGCGTGACTGTTTGCGCACCAGCGGTTTCCGCTGACGGGATGCCTGTCGGTGTGACGGTGGCCGTACCGGGTGCGACAGTTGGCGCACCTGCCCGTTCAGCGGTGGCAATGCCTGCCGGTGTGACAGTGACAGTGCCCGGTGTGACTGTTTGCGCACCAACGGCTTCCGTGCTGGCGATGCCTGCCGGTGTGACGTTGACGGTGCCGGTGGTTGCGCCTAAACGTTCGGCGGTGGGGATGCCTGTTGGTGCGACGGTGACAACGTTGGTCTGGGTGGCTACACCTAAACGTTCACCGCTGGCAATACCTGTTGGCGCGATGGTGACGGTGCCAGGTGTAACAGTCTGTACACCAGCGGCTTCCGCGCTCGCGATGCCTGCTGGTGCAATCGTCTGCGGCGGCCCACTCGTCGCGACAGGCCCAACAAGCGGCTTGTACGACGCTACTGGGTATGACCGCCCAGCGCGGGCCATCGGTTATTCTTCCCAGACGATGTAGCAGACGGCGTTGATGGCCACGGCGGTGTTCATTCGGATACGACAAATGTCGTTGGCCGCAACACCGGGTTCACGGTCGAGCGGGAACTGTTTCGAGTACGACTGTGCCCACTGTTCGGAGAAATCCAGAATCCTTGTGGCGGTGATAGTTCCCTCGGCGGACGCGGTGAAACCGGTTGCCGTCGTACCCAACGATGCAAGGGATGCAGCGCCACCCGAATCGTCATATTTCATAACGTCGTTGGCACCGGCAGCGGTGACGGTGGCTGCCACGGTGCCAGATGTCATGAGACCAACCTCCACAACCGCCGTGGGGACGGTGGCGAAGCTGTAGCCCCATTCGATGATGGCGATAGGTGTGGTCGGTTTCAGTTGAAGCATCGTCTTCAAAACGGTGCCGGTGGTGACCGGCGTGAAGTTGCCCGTGGTAGGCATCGCCTGGTTCCACAGGATGAAACGTCTACGTGCCATTCATGTTCTCCCTCAATAGTTTAGGGACCGTGCGATCGCAATGGACAGTTGATTGTCAACGGCGGGCACCGATGATGCCGGTGGTATCGGAAGCAGCGCACCCAGCCAGGCTCCCGCCGATGTGTTGGTGGCAATGGTGGATGTTATCGAGCCGGACGCACCTGCCGCCGCCTTAACCAACGTGTCGACTGCCATGTTGCCGTTGAGGTCGCCACCGTCATAGCGTTCCGTCATACCGGTGGCGGCGGTGTATTGACCACCACCGAACCCTGAACCCGACCAGACGAGAAGTCGGTCGGTACCTGTGGTGGTGACCGACACTGCCGGGATACTGCCATCGGCGGTGGTTGTTTTTATCGCCGAGTTAAGCACGTCGAACGGGACGCCCGTTTTAATGCAACCGGTGAAACGAAGGGCCACCCCGTTGCGCCACGCCGCTGCGGTCTGGATGGTGAAATTGTATGTGCCAGAATCGGCTCCGGTTGCCCGCTTCCAAAAGATGTGCATGTTGTGCGCTTGGGTTCCGGTGACCACCACTGGTGAGTTGGTGACTTGCGTGAACCCGCTTGGCATGGTGACAGCGTTGGTGTTTTCTTTGTACAGAAACGCCAAGATAATGTCGTCAACAGCGACACTGGCGGGAACCGGAATGTTGCTTGCGGTGGCACTTGCACCACCCAGTTCCGTTCCGGCACTGCCGAAGGCGGGTGCTGCCACCTACGGTACCCGGCACACGCCGTTGCTCATCAACGGACGCAGATCGACCGGCCTGTTGGGATCAGGATTTTTGATGATGGTCTCACTAGAGCCGTTGGGTAGAGCGTTCTCACATTGAGCCACTTGTTGATTGGTACCTGACGGCTCAAGCCACAAATCCACATGGTTGCCCGAAAAGTTGCAGCCACAAAAATCTTCCATGATGTAGTACCGCTGCAACTTTGGTACATAGATGCGGGTACCGGGCGGGAAAACGCTGGTGTCCTCGGTGGCGAAGGTCTGCGGGTCTTGATATGTCCCCGTGCCCCCTGCCTGCTGATGTCGTGGCGGCGAACCAGGGTAGGCGATGGCACGCGACCCTGGCGGATCATTGTCGGGTGCCGAATACCAGGTGATCCGACCGGACAACGTCGTGCCGCTCGACGGCACCGTGGTCGTCGTCGTTGTCGTCGGTACCGTGGTCGTCGTGGTCGTTGTCGACGGCGTCGTGGTGGTTGTCGTGGTAGTGGTTGACGGCCGCGTGGTCGACGTCGTGGTGGTTGTTGACGGCGGCGTGGTCGGCGTTGGTGTGGCGCACAGGCGCGGGAACCAAATGCAGTACCAGGGTGCAGCACTGGCAGATGGTGTGCACAACACCAACCCAACCGCGACAACAATCGCCGTGAACGCGGCAAGCAACCGTGCCCTACTCACAGCTTGAAAATCTTGTTAACGCCGGTATCCCAGGTGACGCTGATGTTGCCGCCGTTTGGTGTGACCGGCAGACCGGCCCCGGTGGCGGGTGCGTCTGCGCGGGAACCGGCTGTGACGATGGCAGCCAAAGCAGTGACCGTCACGGTGCGGTCACCCGCATTGGCCAGGGCGGACAGTGTGGCGCTGGCACCGTTAGAAAATGTCAGCACAGTGCCGTTGGGGATACCGGCTGACAGACGTTCCACGGCGATGGTGGTGGCCGATGCTGCCGCCTGCGCGGCGCAGGTGACGATGTGGCGTCCGTCGATGAGTGCCACCATGCGGGAGGTTGAGGGGGTGCCGGTGTCCCGATAGAGGCCAACAGCTTCCACGGTGGCACCCGACACGGTCGGGAATGTCAGGTTGCCTGCGCTGGCCACGCCAGAGGTCACACCGGGTGTGGCGATGGCCTGTCCGGTGCCGACGTTGCAGGCGTCGAAGTCGTCCCAGTTGTCACCGGCTGCGGACGGCCCGAGGCACACCGCATAGCCGCCGCTGGTGTAGGCGGCTGAACCGACAACGTTGGTGCCGATGATCGGGTCTGTCAGCTCCATTGTGTTGGCGGCGACGTTGGCGATTTTCCACAAGCCGTTGGCTGCCAGGTTGCCGCCGACACCGCCGATCACAACGAGGTCGCCGTTGGCGAAACCGTGTGCGGTGGCGGTGATGACGATGGGTGTAGCATTGGTCGCCGCCGTGACCGCTTTCACGCCCGTGTCGGCGGTGTTGAGGTCCATCAGCGCGCCTTTGAACGCCTGCGTATCCCAGTCGAGTGTTCCATCCAGAAAGCCTTCACGGCCTTTCTCGAACAGTGCGTTGGCCATCTATGTCTCCGAAATTAGTAGGATCAGGGTTTGATCGTCTTGCTCCCCGTTGGCCGTGGTGATGTGGCAGGGGATCAAGTATTCGACGCCAGCTGTGGCACCGGCTGCGGACAGGCGCACAACCGATGCCGTATCGGTGTGCGACTCTGAAATCTTGGTGATACCGGCAGGCGGTGTCCACACTGACGTCGCAATAGTGTCGTCGGTCGACAGGTCAGCTGACCAGTCGATGTCGAAATCTCGGACTGCGTTGCGGTCCATCACTTTTGCGAACACCGCCACCGGAATCTTTCCTCCTATTTCACGGGGTCGAGCAGGCGGGTTGCCCACTCCCCCACTGTTTCTGTGGGTGCCGCCACCGCGTGTTTGCAGTGCAGAAACGGCGGGTCACCCGGCTCGCTGTGCATCCAAACGGTCTGGCCGTCCGCATCTTTCAGCAGAAGCAGCCGAACCCCACAGCCTTTGTTTTTGCACCGTTTCACGGCACTAGCGCGTCCGGCACTGGTGGGTTGACCACCGGATTGTCAGCTGGCGGAACAACACCGGGAAGCGGGTCACCGTAGAAATTGTTGGTGACATTGTTCTCATCGACGTAGCTGCCGGTGATCGGCCCGTTCGGCACGTTGTGCTGCGGCGGAATGTCTTGCACCCCGTCACCATTAGTGTCTGCACCGTTGATGGTGGACAGCTGCGTAATCTCAGCCCACGGCGGCTGACCACCGTTGGACCCGTACGCATCGTTGACGTCGTTGCGGTTCTCACTGTTGGGCACCACCGGAAGGTTCGCCGGGACACCGATAACCGCAGCGCCGACATTGATGCCCACACCAATCGGACCTGGTGTCGGCCCGAAAACGCCAGGGTCACCCCAGGCGTTGCCGTTGGTGATCAGGCGGGTGTTGCTACCCGGCTGGTCAGCGCCGACATCACTGGCGACCTGAATCGCCGGGGCGTCGCCGTAGGAGAACCCTTCGATCACGCACCGACTACCATTTGCACAATGCTGATCCCAGGCGGCTCGCGTGGCGGCAACCCCTTGATTGAAGGCATCGTTGGGTGTGGTGCTGCCCGAGAACGGTGCAAAGTCGCCGTCACAGGTGCCGTAGGCAACCGGTACCGGGTCACCCTGCAAGCGGCCTTGGGCCGCAATAGTGTTGGCCAGCCCTTGACTTGTGCAGTCGGTGTTGCCACCGACGATGATGTGGGTGTCGGCACTGGCGAAGCCTGAACCGAACAGCAGGCACGCCAGTGCGGCGAGGCCCGCCAGTAGTACGCCGAAACCGGCGCGTCTGACTGCGTTCACTGTGTTTTCCTTACCTTTAACTGCTCCACCCGACGTGGGCGGATGATCTGTGCACACCAAAAAGCCCGACCCCTCTTTGTGTGAAGGCCGGGCTTGGGTGTTGCTGCGGTTTAACCTGTTTGGTTCATCCGCTTCTGTACAGACTTGAAGATTCCCACGGCGAACGCATCGTTGGCCGGAAGTTTGCCTGCCGCACCAAGGTTCACCGTTTCCACCGAGAACGGGTCGTGACATTCCACCGCAAGCCAGAAGATGAGGTGGTCGTAGGCGTGGCCGTTGGTGAACAACGCCATACCGGTGGTGTCGTCGACACCGTCGTTGGTGCGGCGACACGTGGCACGCGAAATCCACTTGCCACCCTGAGTGATTCCGGGGATGTCGCCGATGTTTTTGTACGACGTTGTCTTGTCGTACATTTCGTTGAACATGTCTTGGTTGCTCATTTGACTGCCTTTCGTTTTCAGATGTACAGATCGGGTACGCCGGGGATCAACAGCTCACCAACGACGACAGCGTTGGCCCATGCGTAGCCTTTCGGCGGGATCAGGGTGGCGGTCTGGTCGAAAGCCTCCCAGTATCCGTAGGGCCGAAAGCCGCTGTCGGCCACCCACACTGCGCCACCAGGAAAGTCGGTGTCGTAGCCCATGATGGCGCGGTAGTGAAAGATGGTGCCGCCGCCGTATGCCGGGTCCGGTGATCCCATCACGCCGCGTGGATAGTTGGATGACGGCGCAACAATGTTGTTGCTCACCCCGTACCCGGCGTCAATCGAATGAAGGATGTGTTGCCACAGATGGTTTTTCTGAACTTCGCTCATCGGGTCTTGTTCGCACAGAACAGGTTCGAAGTGAGCGTCGGGCAGATAGCGGTTGAGCACCGGGGTAATCATTCCCACCCAGGCGGTGCCGTCTTGGGTGGTGCCGATTTGGTTAGCCAGGTCTTGTTCGCTCACAACGATTCCGCGCGATTGCAGAATCATCTGTGTGGACGCCGGACCGCACCAGAAGTAGGTGTCCTGTTTGTCGAATGCTGGGTTGCGGTCGTAGTCGAGAATCTTTTGGGTCATGCGGGCAGCCCTTCCACGCCGGGGATCAGCAGCGGGCTGCCCATGCCTAACGCCGCCGCCAGATCGGCTTTGGTACCGCGAAACGCGTTGACATCCAACGCCAAACCAGCGACCAGGCCGTCATCACCGTATTGGAGTATGCCGACGTCTTTGCCGCCGTAGCCGTTCCAGTTGGGGTGGTTGTCACCAGGGTAGGTGTGGGTGTATTCGGACCGCACCAACAAACCGGGGATGTCCCGAAGGGTCGGCTTACCAATCCGCTCCCAATACCAGTCGGGTAGGTAGGACACCACTGTCGGTATGCCGAGAGCCGCGAACGCATTCACGCAAGCCCAGTAGTTGTTGAGGTCACCGGAGCCGTCCTCGAAGTCCAGCATCACCCGTTCACCACCGCCGTTGTCACGGAAGTTGCGGGCCTGGGCATTCGGGTCGTCAGTTTTGACGTAGTGATAACCGACGCACAACAGCCCGCGCTGTGCACACCAATCGCGTGTTCGTGGCCAGAACTTGTCCTTAAACCCTGACCCTTCACTGACCTTGGCGAAAACGAAAGCGTAGCCCTCGTCGGCAACCCGGTCGATGTTGACGGTGCCGTTGTTGTTGGAGATGTCGGGTCCGAAGATGGTCATTAAATGATCCTCTCGACTGTGGCCGTCTCCACCTTCAAAATGTTTGTGGCGCTCGACGTTGCCCACTGTGCGGTCAGTTTCACCACGGGTGTAGCGGCGGTGGTGTCAACGACTGCCGTAGTGGCGATGGTGGTGGTAAGGATGACCGCCGTCGCAAACTCGATACGCCCGAAACCGTTGGCAACGTATGTGCCGCTGGCACCGACTGTGCGAACGGTGATGTCCACTTCCAGGTTGAAGGCGACCGGGCCAGCTGCGGTGCCCTGTGACGCCATCTGGAAGGTCTCGGTGCTGACGTTGGCACCCAGATATGGCCGAAACGTCAGTGTGCCGCTGGTCGCTTGTACCTGCACCGTGCCGCGCACTTTGAGGCGAAACGTTGAACCGGCCACAAGCGATCCGGTCGGGAGTGTGAACGTGATGACAGACGTTTCGGTGGTCGACGTATTCAGGTTCACCTGAGCCGTGTTGGCCGTCAAACCACCGGCCAACTCTGGTGCGCTCGCCGCTGCCGGTGCGGCTAGCGCGGAGTAGACGCCGCCCGCCACACGCACCAGGCCGGTGCCGCTGAGAAACGTTGCACCCTCCGGTGTGCCACACATGGTGACTTTCCAGTATTTGGTGGATGACACGGTGACCACTTGCAGCACCGCCCATGAACCTGTGCGGCCCAGAACGTAGTTGGTAGTCCCGTCCTGAAATGTGTCGCTGCCACTGCGGGTGAAGGTGACTGTGTTGGTGGTGACGTCGAGCGGGTCTTTCTGGATCACCATTGAAACGCCATCGGTAAGACCGGACAATGCCGGAAGCGATGGCGTTAGGTTGCCTGCTGATGCGTTGTAGGTGTTGATCGAACCGATGGTGGGTGCGGTGGATGCCGAGATGACGGCGGCACCATTGAGTGTTGCTGCGAGCACTGACATTTTAGGTCACCCCAGCCATCCTTCGGCCTACCATCAAGGCGTCACCTCATTTTTGGTTTGTGCGTACAAGCTGATGTACCCCCGTGCAATATCTGCCCAACCCGACGCCAAGGGGCCACTGCTGTTGCCTGCTGCGGTCTTGCCCTTCGTCAAAGCGCTTTCGGCCTCGGCGCGGTACTGGTCAGCTGTTAGTGCCATCGTTACTCCTTTGGTGCAGTTGATATTTCAGCGACGATCCGCGTCAATGCGGTCACCGCTGCCGCTGCTGCGGTCCACAGGTGGGTGATGTCGCCGTCGCGCTGCGAGTCCTCCACAGCCTGGGCAAGGGACTGCTCGATCAGTGCGCATTTGTGCTGCCGGATGAGGTCCATTAGGCGGTGGTGTAGCCCAACTCACGAATGACATCATCGAGGGTGCCGTGGTCAATGTTGTCGATAGGCTGCATAATGCGCTGCTCAAAACCACCCTCGGCGTTAGATGGATAGATGAAAACGATGTCCTCGCTAGCGCTTTGAGCAATCGACTGGATATGAATTGCGACATACCCATAACTAACCCTCTCGCCACGCGGGGTAAACCGTTGCAGAGGCGGCGACAAACTGACCAGAGTCGTCGTCGGTGGCCAGTGCTGCATTGATGTGTCGAGAATTGTTGCGGTAGATGCCATTTCAGTCCGTCCTCTTTTCTAGCTGATGATGTAGAGACAGCCAACGGCCCCGACACCGCCGTTGGCCACTGAGCCGGTAGCAGCTGACACGCCGCCGCCGCCACCGCCGCCGCCAGGAGCACCACCCGCACCGCCCGCAAACCCTGCGCTATTGTTGGCACCGCCGCCGCCACCGCCCGCACCGCCCGCTGGAATACCTGACGGCGCTGCCGCGCCATCCCCACCGACAGCACCCATACCGGCCTGCCCAGACGCCGAGAATGCGCCGGGCACGCCGTCAGTGTTGGGTATCGACCAGTTGTTGGTACCGGTGAACAGTTGACCACCCATGCCGCCGTCACCGGGTGGCACCGTCACCGCGTAGGTACCGTCCGCTTTATAGACAGCGCCGACACCGGGGCTGCCTACGCAGTAGCTGCCGAAACTGGTGCTGCCGCCGAGCGTTCCACGCCCCACCGAACTGGCACCGGCACCGCCTGTGCCGATGGTGATAGCAACAGTTGACGGCAACTCATTAGTGTAGAGCTGCTGACTTACATAGCCACCGGAACGACCGGGCAGCGGAGGAACAAACGTCGTCGTGCTGCCCTTACCACCGCCCTGCCCACCACAAATGGCAATGACAGTGATTAGGTTGTGCTCCGTCGGTGTGGGGTTGGTCCACGTTTGCGACGTATTGTATTGCGTTAACGTGCCCCCGCCCTCCAATGCTGTAATCCGATTTTGATAGTTCGCTATGACAGTTTCAACGTCTGTCGTTGAGTGCCCCAAACCGGTGAACAAGGTTGATGCTGTCGCGATTGCATCAATAGTTGCCTGATTTTTCTGAACCCATTGCAGGGCCAGATCATAGAGTCCACCACCGTCGCTCATCCTGAAGCCGTCCACTGCCGCAGTCCACCCGGTGGACAGTTCGCCAAGAATTGCTGCTCACATCTGCCGCCCAGGCCGCGTCGTCGGTATGTCGGCCCCATCTGCGAGCCTGTTCCCGGTTCGAGATAGCCGTTCATAAACCCAACGCCGTCGAGCTGGCCGGTGAACGCACGACCTTTCGCGAAAAATGTAAACGACTTGCCCGCAACAGCTGTCGAGGTGGTGCCAGATGTCAAGTTGGTGCCGACGCCGTTGATGAAGTAGTCGAGTGACCATGCGCCGTTGGCTTTCAACCGGAGCCGGACCCCGGTACGGGTGGCCCAGCTGGTGAAGGTGTTCATCCGAATCCATAGATCGTTGAAGCCGAAGTTGATCGGAATTAGGATCGGCGACGATCCGGCTGCACCATTGAAAATGCATGACACCGTCTGGTCGTCTGTGGATGCGGTGACACCGTTTCGGAAACCAACGTAATCACCTGTGGTGGAACTTTTTACGGTGAGATTGTGGCCGTCCGGGATGGCGACAGTTACACCGGCGGTGGAGTAAAACATGCTCCATGCCGAACCGGGGTCGACGGTGGTAATCCGCTCGAAGGCGTCACTGTCGGTGGTGCCGGTTGAAAACGCTGCCTGCAACTGTGCGATCTGTGCAGCCTGTCCAGCGAGGGCACCGGACTGGGACAGCACCGCCGCACCCATCTGGGAGTTGTTGGCCCCGAACCCGTTTAAGCCGGTGATGCCGGTCCACAGACTGTCCACCGCCGACTGTAGGTCGGTGGAATGTTGCAACCGAATATCCGGAAGTGACTGCGGCGAAACAGCTATCGGCGTTATAGGAATGGTGGCTGTGCCGTTGTTGTTGATGCTCAATGGGAACTGTGCGTCAGTTAGGTATGAAGCTGTGCCATTGTTGTTAATGGTGATCGAAGACGTTGACGGCGACGGCGTTGCAGTGCCGTTGTTGTTGAGTATCGCCGTGGGGAAAATGCTGAGCCAGCCGGTGAGCAGGCCGAGGATTTGACCCAACGGCAAGTTCGGTATGAACGGCAGACCAACTTGTGTACCACCACCGGCAGAAAGCAAGCCGCCCAACAATGGTATCGACGTCGGAGCGGGCAGCCCTGGCGTACCAGATCCCAGATTGGTTGGGTTGCCAAGGACGCTGGTGATGTCGGTAAAAATCGAACCCAGCCCGGCCATCCCGCTCAAACCGGGTATCGCATTGGTGAACAACGCGATCAGGGTTGCGGGCGATACGCTGCCGCCAAACAGGCCGCTCAACTGGAACAGGCCGGTACCACTGAACGGGTTGAAGAAGCCTTGCACCGCAGTAACAACCGCACGACTGATCATTTCGATGAACTGCGCCCGCACTGCGGCGAGCTGTTCTGCACTCATCGGCGGCGCAGGGGTACTGTTCGGCGTCGTCGGGGTTACATACCCAAGCGGCGCTTCGCTGGGCATCGTCGGATCGGTGGGCCACGACTTCGACGCAAAAACAGGGAAACTCACGGCAGCGGTTGCACTCTCACCCAGAACGTGGTGTCAGGTGACGCTGGCGTAGCCCAGTTGGAGGTGGAAGAGTTTTTCTGCTCAGCGCGCAGATGCACACTGACACCGCCATCGGTGGTCAACACTTTGCCGAAGTTGGTTTCACCGGACAGTGCTGCCGGGATCAACGTTGTGGGAATGCCTGCCGGATTCGACCCGATCAACCCTTTACCGAAACCAACCTGGTTGCCGGTGGAGGCGTCGCCGACGCGCGCCACCAAATCGACACGGGTGGGTGTGGCACCATCAGTACCGGTGACAACGGTCTGCGCGAACGCCAACGGACGCCAGTTCCACGGCTGCGCCGGAATCGCAATGCTGGCCAGCAGGCGCGGTGACGTGTTGCCTGAGGCTGTCGCGCCAATAGATGTGGCGACATAATCGCTACCCACTTTGACGGCGGACAAAACAAACTTGCCATCAGAGTTGCGGTAGGTGAGTTGAAACCCGTCGACAGCCGAGCCGAGCGCTGGTGCGCCCGCTGTGCCATCGTGCAGAAAATCACTTGACCCGCTTATGCTTGGCGAACCGGTCAGGCCGGTGATGCCCTGGTTGATGTGAAACTCCAAGGCATACTTGGCTGGCAGCCCAGCACCACCGGGGTCGATGAGGGTTTTCACCGGGTTCGGTGACGGCAGTGTGGCACCGGCAGGCTCTTGCACAAGTGTGATGTCAAACAGGGTGGGCTGACCGGGTAAGCCTTGCGCCATGAACGGCAACGCACCGACGCCGCCTTCGGGTGTAATGATGATGTATGACACACCGGATTCGGGGTTGGCTCCGTTGATAATCTCGATGGTTGCGTTGGTGATGACAATGCTGTTTCCGTTGATGCTCACGCCCACAATGGAACTCCTAGTATGTAGCTAAAGTCAGAACGTTGATCGCCTCTTGGAATTTGACGATGTTGCGATACGTCTTCACAGAGGCCGGTTCCTCGGCGATGCCGTCGCCGATCTGCACCTCACAGTTGACGGCGTCGCGCTGGTCTGTGATGACAATGTTCTCGACGAAATCGGTGTATATCCTGCTGCGCCTGATAATCGAGGCGAGGCTGCCGGGGAACAGGTCGCGCCCAACCTCATACGGATAGCCGTTGGTGAAATTGACTATGCCGCTGACGTATCCGCGTGTGTTCCACTGTTCACGCTTCAGCGCAAAGAGGGCGTCGATGTTGTAGGGCGCACTGTTGGTCGGTGTGAACCATTCCGGGTATCCGTATGGCCCAAGTTTGATTCGGCGTTTCATGTTGTCTGCCAACTGAAATGCCAACAGGATGTCGTTGAACAAACCGTCAAGAATGTTGGATGGCAACCCTGTGAATCCAACGACAATCATCAGCATGTCAAGGAAATACGCCAGGGTGGCATTGATCAAATCGTTCATCCACTTCGGCGAATGCCCGCCGATCACCGTCCTCCAAGCAAGGGGGTGGTGGTGGGCCATTTCGCCCCAACAGCCCGACAGTGGATGGTCAGCGTTGAAGATTGCCCACGGTGGAATCCAGTTGAGACCCAGCGCTGGCGCTATGTTGAAACCTTCCGGCGCTGGCAGCCCATCAGGGTTCAGGAACGGCTGGGTGACCTCACCAAAGACGCTGTCCTGCAAGTCAACAACGGTACGCAGGATGCCGTCGAGGAAAGTACCGGTCGGACCGACAATACCCATGCGGTCTTTGACGTCAACGACGATGGTGGGCACCGTCAACGGGAACATCATGTTGTCGTCGGGCTGCGGATCACCGGGACGCCACAGTTTGACCTCAACAACGAGACCGTTGTCTTTGACAATCTGGTCGATCAGTTCGTAAATCTTGTCCATCCGCCAGTTCACCGATATGAAAGGTGAAGTGTCGGTGAGGACATCGAGCAAGCCCATACGAACATAGATCGGCGTGCGCAACATTCGCATGACGTCGGAGACGTCGAACTGGCCATCCGGCCCTAGCGGGTCGCTCTGCATAAGCAACGTGCCGAACCAGCTGCGCCAGTCCAGGTTTAGGCTGCCCAGGTTGTTGATGAGGTCCCACAAACCGGACTGCAAACGGAACGTCTGGGTGGCGACAATCCATTTGATGACAGTGATGGCCGGACCGATCGCCACGCCGCGTGGCGGAAACTGCACCTGGATCGGAAGCAGAAAGTTGGGCCACGCAAGGATTTTCATGAGCCAGGCGCGGTCGCCTTCAAGCTCACAGATGACGGTGTCGGCTTCATCTTTCCAACCGAACCGATCTTTCGCCACCTTGATACGGCCAGACCAAAGCAGGTGCCCTATCTCGATGGTGACCGGCACAACCTCGTCGTGACACAGCAGTGCAGCTGGTGCCAACGAGTCTTCGCCTTTCATTACCAGCTGGCCGGTCTCCACCTGGTGGCGGGGGAAGGCTGCTTGCAAACTGACGTAGTCGTTGCATTCGCCGCGAACGTTGTAGACCTTGTCGTAGATGGTGACCAGAATGTCTGTGGGTGAAGCCAACTCGGCAGCAGCCATCATGTCGGCGGCGCTTACGGCGGTGCGTGCATCTGATTGCAGCTTGGCCCGGAGGGCTTCAGGGTTGGCGAAGTCTACTCTGGCCATCGCCTCAGCGGCGTCAGTGCCGCAACGATTTTCGAGTCCGCGTTACCACCCTCGATAGTGCAGGCTATTGCATAGGTGTCTGGTGGGCCACCGGTTGGCTTGGGTGGCAACGGCTTGTTGAACCGACCTTTCAACAGCGAATACAACTGGCCTTGTGGCGGTCTCATGCCGAGCAACGATTCAAACCACGACAGCAGCGGCGGCGTGTTGTTGTTCTGGGCGAGACCCAACAGCTTGTTGAAAAAATCGAGAAAGCCACTGGTCTGTTCCTGCGTGAACGGCGATGATGGTTGACCGGGTGACAAGTCAACAACGCCACGCAACCTGGGTATCGTTGTGAGCAACGCGATTTGGTTGTCACCGAGCGGGCCGAAAGTCACCATGTCGGTCGCGTTGGGGCCGTTGGCAATACTTACTTTAGTGAACGGACCGTACACCAGATAGCGCCCGTAGCCGTCCTGGTCGCCGAAGTTTGTCAGGTTGAGATGACCGGACTGGGTGGCGGTGATGTTGCTGTTGACGTTGAACTCGTCAATGGACGGCGGGACGCCCTGTGCGCTAGTGCCTGCGGCGGCTTTCATCCCAAAACCGCTGCCACGATTGGACGATCCCACGACTGAACCGGTCCCGGTTTCTTTGAAAAGGAACGGCTTGTTGTTGACGTCGGGAATAGGAAACCCGTTTCGCAACACCTTGAACCATCGAGTGTTGGTGTCTACACCGCATACAAGAGTCCAGTTCTCCCACCATGTTGGTTTGAGGGGAAGCTGATGTGTGTACATAACCGTTTCGGTTCCGGCGTTGAAGCGGGACAACACAATCGAGTCCGCGCCAATACGGGCGCGAACAGCGGTCGGGCTTGCGTCACTGCCATTCCACCTACCCCAGATGTCGATGAATGCGCCTGCCGGGATCGGCCATTCATGGATGTCGCCAAGACGTACGGTGACGACCTGATTGTCACTGCTGGTGGAAGGTCCCGAACCGTCGACAGCTGTGCCAATCATCACCGAGGTTGCGGTGCCACCCGGTGTGAGTGACGCACCCGACGCCGACGCCGTAATGTTGGTGAACGCGAGTGCACCACCAAACACAACCGTGTAAAACACACCGGCTGTGCCGGTTACGGTCACATCGCCGGGGGCAACGTTGGACAACGCCTCTAGGGCCGTCTGCACCGTCGCTGGCGCGGCGTTGAAGGCGATGCCAGCTGTGGTCTGTCCGTTGACGGTGTAGGTCCATGTGCCACCCGTGAACGCACCGTTGATGTAAACGGTTTGTATCTCGTTGATGCCCAGAAACCGGTTGCGAACTTCACGTGCAGCTGTGCCACTAGGGAACCAACGCACCCGCCCGTTGTCGGTCTCACATGTGCCGCCTGTGCCAATATAGGTTTGCGCCCACTGCGGTCCCAGATTGCCGACGTCGTCACGGTTGAACAGGTCACGCACCTTGCCGGGCACGAGGCTGTTTGAGATGTGGAACGTCGACACCGAGTCGACGCCCCTCCAAAACGCTTCATCGTTGCGGATCGTCCAGGTGTATTTCTGACGCAACCGCCGAGCTTGTGCCCTGAACTGCCTTTCCGGTGGTGACTTCAAAAGCCTTGGCGCGCAATACCAACAACCCTGATCAGGAGTGATGTATTGCAACTTGCCCGGTTTGCGGGGGTCCCACGAAGCCATCCAGTCCCGCAGGACGCGGCGGATCGCCGATGCCGCCAACTCTGGCCGAGCGTTGTTGGGTGTGGCGGTAAACTCAACCTCCATGTCGTATTCGGCAGGCTCATAAACGGTGTGTTGCCACGAAACACCGTCCTGCCGTGCGCCTTTCAGCTCGACATGCTTGAACGACGGGAACAAACCGCTGATCCCGTCAGCAAGTGCAGCACCCTCCTGTACGCCCAACTGCGGCTCCAAGCCGCCACACAAACCCCACTGAATGCCCTCGTCTTGACTGGTATAGATGATCAGCGGTTCGATCCGGTCTTTGAGGGTCTGTGCGCCTTTCCGGGTTACCAGGCCGGGCGGGTAAAACTTCATCGACCACCGCCCGCACCGTATGCACGTATCTGCCGGTCGATGTCACGCGCGATCTGCTGACTGTCGGACGGGCTGGTGACATGCATCTCGCCGATCAGCGGTGCCTGACCGGGCTGGGATGCCGGTCCCCCAGGGCCGGGCTGCCCGCCCTGGCCCACGTGGGTCTCCTGCTGTTGGATCGGTGCCTGCGAGCCAGCGGTGTTCGGGCCTGCCGCCCGCACCTGCGATATGCCTTGCAAACCTCTGCCCAACCAGCTGGCCCCAGGATCGCCGAGAGGTGAACCGTTGGGCAGAAACGTTTCCATCAACCCTTGCCCGCCAATGGCCATCAGCTGGCCACCAAACTTGGCGGTCCGTGTGGCTAGCTGAGCCATAACCCCGCCACCGGGGAACATGCCCGCCGCCGCACCGATCACACCGCCACCGCCGCCACCGCTCTGCTGACCGGTGCCGGGCAGACCTTGACCGGGGGCACGACCGGTAGGCGCTGCCGAATCCGGCATGGGCACACCACCGCCTGGTGGTGGTGCGCCGCCCTGCTGCTGTTGCTGATGTTGGCGGGCGATGTCGATACCCATTTGGGCGAACGAAGCACCCAGACCAACCCAGCCGCCCTGCTGCTGCATTCCGCCGAGCATTGCGCCAGCCATCTGACTGCCGGGGTCGTTGGGGTCGAGCGGGTTTCCCACGCCGACCGGCCCACCAAACTGGTAGTGCCCGTAGTTGTTTTTTCCGAGAATTGTGTCCCAGTCGGGCCCCATGAAAGTGTGTGGCAGGCCAGGCGACAGTGTGTGCCCGCCAGGGAATTGCATCTTTGTGTGGGGACCACCGAACCACCCACCGGTTCCGGTGTGCCAACCGCCGCCCTCACCAGGCGTGCCTTCAGGCTTCCATTTGCCTTTGCCTTTGTCACCGCTACCGGCTATAGCAGCAAGAGACCAGTCGGCAGGACCGCCAGCGTCGCGGTGCAATGCGCTTCGCAAGGCGTAAACAGCTGAGTGCCCGCCTAATGCGTCCACATCTTCGACGGTGAGCACATGTTCGCCACGCGTCAAAAGTGAAGGGACATCATCTTTCATGCCAGCGCCGCCGCGTGCTGGCCCACCAGTCTCATACCCCGGCATAAACCAGTAGTGCTCAGGGAACTGCTTGCCCATTGCGCCGGGGCCACTGTCATAGGACACACCACCGCTTGAACCGCCCGACTCAATGTTGACGCCGTTGGGCAGCGTGGCTGCCATGTGACCGCTTTGACCGGCCAACGGAAGAACGCCGATGTTCAAAGCGCCTGGCATGTAACCTTTATGGAAGCCGAGGGCTTCAAAGTTTGCCGTCGTTGTGAAACTAACGTTGTGGCCAACCATTGCGCTGTAAACATCCGAAACGTAACCGGAACAATCGGTTCGTGCCGCCGCACCACCGAGACCCACGCCGGGGACCGGGCTATTACTGTATGGAAGCCCGTTCAACGCTTGGGCTTTCGCTATAGCAGCCATGGCTGCCGGTGAAGGCACGTTCTGCAAACCAACACCGGAGGCACCGCCGCCGATGTTGGGACCGAGCGGCGCATAACCCATTGGACCGGCATTGCCGCCGCGTGGAACGTTGGGGCCACGTACGCCCGCAGCGCCACCGCCGATGCCCAATGCATTGGGACCGCCACCCGGCCCTGTGGGGATGCCACCACCACCATTGCCGGTCATGACACCCAAAGGGTTTGGACCAGCAGGTGCCTGATCGGTTGGTATCACGTTGCCGAAAGGATCCAACGTGGCCGGTCCGCTTGGACCTTCCGGTGGTCTAATGCCCTGGAAGTCTTTTATCAGGTCGTTGAATTCACGGAACGGTCGGATCAGGTATTGGTCGATCATGTTGCTGATCGCTTTGAAGGTGATGTCAGCTGCCGGTTGCAGTTCGGTAGAAATCTCGTTTTTCAGCTTTTGGAAATCCTCATGCCACGTGTGTGTTCGTTCCCTGTCCTTTTCGATTGAGGCACCAGTGTTTTTGACCGACGTGTCAAGAGCGTCGGCTTCCAGCTTGTTCCGATGGATCGCGTCGGCAATCTGGGTCCAGCTTCTACCGAAAGCCGACCTAGCCAGATCGTTGGCTGCCAACTCCAACGTCTTGTTGTTGGTGTTTTCGGCCTCGTTGTACATGTTGTGCAGCTGGGTGATGATGTCACCGAACCGCTGGTTAACATCTTTGCCGCCTTCACCTTTCAGAAATTTGTCGAGCAGACTGCCTTTCGGCCCTTCCTCTTTCGACAGGTTAGATATCGCAACCCGCAACCCTTTGATGGCGGCGTCGCCGTCGATGCCCGCCTTTCGCATTGTCGTAAGAAAGTTGGCAGCCTCACCGATGTCCATGCCCAGACCACGGAACTGTGGCCCTGCGGTGGCGATACTGGCCAACAAATCGTTCACCGACTTGCCGCTCTGCTTGTGCATGTCGTAGAACTGATCCAAGGTCTTGCTTGTGTCGGTCACCTCAATACCGAACCCGCGCATCGTCTTTACCAGGTCGGGAATGTTCAGCTTCTCACCGGTCAACTCGTTGAGGTCGGAGATTTGATGGGTCAACTGTTCCAGTGGTTGCCCGGTGAGACCGAACGCGCGGTGCAGCCGCGTCGCAACATCGGCAATGTCTTCGATGGGTGCAGCAGTGTCTTGGGCTGTCGATTTAATATCCTCGATCAAACCTTTGACTTGGGTGTCGGTGTCGGTGGTGTTGGTGATGATACTTTTGGTGATGTTGTGCCACTCTTCACCCACCTTGTACAGCTCAGTGATGACACCGGTTGCGGCAAGGCCGATTCCACCAACCGCAAGTGCTGCCGCCCCGGCGTTGGACGTTATGCCTTTGACAACAGTTGAAAACGCATTGCCCATCGGACCGAACATTGACGAAACGTCAGAGACGGCAGTGTTGAGTCTGTTCCGCAAACCCTGGTGAAACTCGTTTCCCACCTGGTCGCCGATGCGTCGACCCGACCCGACCATCCCAGCTGTGAGGTCACGCTCAAAGTCACCGGAGATGTTGCGACCGGTGTTCCTGAAATGCGTTCGGACCTCATCAGCCGCCGTCCCTAACGACTGACGGTTGATATGTGTCACGATGTCAATTGGGATCGGCACAGCCACACCGCCTTTCGTTTATAGATCCGACATTTCTAGTGGCGCACCAGTGATCTGCGCTTTGGTTTCGGCTCGCGCCAAACGTTCCTCCGCAGCGATCTGTTCGGCTTCAATCTCGGCGTAGTCGCGTCGAATAACTTTGGCGTACCAGCCGTCTGTTGTGGCAAGCAGGCCATCCAGGTACAACAGGAATTTGCGGCTGCTCATCTTCCCGCTGAACCAATCGGCGATGTCGCGCTGCCGGTAAACCTCTAGGTCGTGCTCAATCTCGCGGGCGTAGTACAGCCAAAGGTGTAGTGCCTCAGCTACTTTTGGAGTCTGACGCGGCCCTCTTTTCAATCTGTCGGCGCATCCGCTCCCACGTCAAACGCACCAGGCCGGGGGGGCCACCCGCTGCGATGAAACGGTCATACTGTTCTTGGCCCCACAAGGCCACCGAGACATGCTCGTCCAAGTCGAATATCTCACCGTCTTTTTCGCGCGGCTCTTTGAACGGACCTTTGATGGTCTGCTTGTTGCCTTCGGTGTCGGTGTATTCGACGTCGTGGCGGTCGCAGTGCTCGTAGTCGCTGTAGACCTGTTCGACCCGCTTTTTGGTGGGCGCGTCCAACAGTTCCCGGTAATAAATGTCGAGCACTTCTGCGTCACTGATCCGAATGCGGTCGCACAGGTCGAACCCGAAAAATTCGGCGTTCTGCTCCATTGCCGCCTTGATGGACAGGACGGGGCGTTCCTCTGCCATGACTGTGATCCTCTTTCACGAAAACGACTGTGGGACTGTGTTAGACCCGCCGAGGACAGCCACAGTCAAACCATCCTCGACGGGGGCTTGATTTAGGCGATGCCTGTGACGGAGTTGGATACCAACGAATTCGTCTGCAACAGGTTGGTGCCGGTTGCGCGCACACGGAAGATCCAGCTGCCACCCGTGGCGACGCCGGTTACCTGTGCAGTAACAGTCGAACCCGCAACCGTGGGGAAACCGGTGTCGAACGCCGCTGTCGTCCAGGTGGACCCGGCGTTGTTGGACTTCTCAACAATCAATGTAAACGGTGCCGCACGACCGGACGGCTGTGCGAACACAATGCTGGCTTTCTGGCCAGCGACCGCCGTAGCAATCGGCGCTGGTGCCGGGAAGCTGGCGTATCCACCGGTCGCGCGCCACGCTGCGCCGTCGTAGTGCTCAAGCACCGGCTTGTTCACGTACGGGCAGGGCAGGATCATAAAGGTGAGGTGAACACCGGTACCGGACTTGCCTTCACGTGCCCACTTGAACTCGGCCACCTTGGTCTTGGCGCAACGGGGAATGGTGCGTGCAAACACGTGTCCACCGTCGAAGCCAAACAGAATGAACTGGCGTTCAACGATGGTGGCTTCCATCGGCTTGGCGATGGTGAGGTTGGCCGCGCCCAAGTCGGGGATGCCAATGAGCGGTATCTCGTTGACCAGATACCGGATGAGCGGCGTCTGCTCCAACGCGACAATCTCGAAAGTCTCACCCTCTTTGGTGATGTCGACGCGCGCCGGTCGCAGCGACTGTGCAGTCGGCACCTCTTCCATGTCAGTGTTGGGGTTGTAGGCGATACCTTCAGCACCGAGTTGACCTGCGTGCCAGAACCCGAGGTTGGCCGACGTCTTCATAGACCAGTCGATGTTGTGGATGAGCAGGTCGCTACGGACCTGGCCGTCCTGTGCGTACGGGCTGAAATACCCGTCCGTGCCCAGGCCAACCGAGGGGTCGGCGAGGCTGGTGGTCGCCTGCTGATAGTCACGGAAAAACGCATCGGTGATGACACCTTTGCGCACTGTCAGCGGGTTTGTGCCGCCGAAAATAGCTGGGTATGTTCCGCCAGTGGTGGGCAGAGCCATAGTGATACTCCTTCAATTTGAGAGAGTGCCCTGGATTAGCAAGGCGGACAACAACGGTGACTGTGTAAAACTGTGGTGCGACATTTTGTCGCAGCTAGACGAATCGCCAATCAATGTCGTATTCAGTGATGAATCGCTCGGCAGAACCGTCTTCGGCGTATTTCTCCCAGGCCGGTGACATCTTCGTTTCCACCCGGTCAGGCGTAACCGGTTTACCGTTAGACAACGTCACCCACTGTTGCGGCACCAGCGGTGGGCCGAACATGAGTATCCGCTGCCACGCCAAACGTGAAGCCAGGTAGGCGTTTCGGATGGCCGACACACCGTCGTGCGCGACGTCGAACGAATGCACCCGGTAGTGGGCGAAATGGGTGATCTTGTCATCGTCACCAGGCAATTCGGTGATCATGTGAAACGGGTACACACCAACAGGTTTGGTCGCTCCCGCCTGACCAATCTCGGACACCCAAATCTGTAGCGCCTCAACACCATCCGGTGGCATCCAAGGCAACAACAGTGTCATATCAGATACTTGCCTTTGTTGCCGAACTCTTGGGCAATCTTGGCACGAATCATGTGTTCGTCGGTGTCTTCTGACCCGTACTCCACAATGTGGGCGTACGGCGCATAGTCACCCACCCGCCGCGCCGGGTGACCGTGCTTGTCCACAATCTTTTTCACCTGAATGTCGGCGACATATTCGCCGGTAACCACAGGTGCCCTGCCGTGCCAGGACGACACAACGTCGTTGGCGATTTTGTCGAGGCCGGATTCGATTTGGTCGTCAGCCTCGGCGTAAATGTCACTCTCGGAAATGCCAAGCTCTTTCAGCGCTTCCGAGAGGTCGGCATCCTCAGCCACTAGCTGCTGCGGCCTTTACGTGGCTTCGACCCGCCCTCATCGGCGGGCGGCACATTGGGGTCGGGTGTCTCGCCAGACCGAACAGCCGTGTCGGGTACCTCGTCAACGCGTGACTCGGCTACCGGCTCCAAAAAGCCACCGGCCACCAAAGCGTCGGCCTGATCCTTGTTGGGGACCACCACCTCTTTGCCGAATTCCCGTTCCAGCACTGTGCTTTCGCCATCAGCAGATGTGATGGCGCACGGCGACAGAACCTTATATTTCGCTGCACTCATGGTTTCCCTTTCATTCTCACGAGATGTCTTTCTGCTGACGCTTGCAGACAGCTTCCACATAGAACACTGAACCGGAGGCGTCTTTGATCTTGCCGATGCCGCCCCAGATTTCGTACGTGACCCCGTCCTGGCGTATCTGACTGTCCGCCTTGGCAGCCAACAGTGCCGCTATCGGCGGCGCTATCAAATGCCAGAACTCGCCGGACTGGTCGGTGAGTGCAACCACCTCTTGGGTCGACATCTGCTCAAACTGACAGTTGCGCACAGTGGTTGGCGATTCAATCGGAAGCGCCTCACCCCAAGGATCTTTGGTCGCGCTTTGGGTGAAGTTGACGACCGTGACCGTATCGCCACCGAAAGACAGACTGCTCACATCGGCGCTTTCAACCGGAACGGTTCAACCAGGTGTGTGTTGAAAATTTCGGAAGCGTTTTCATACCAGTCACGCTCGACGTCGCGCACCTTGTACCGCTTCAACCCGGCGACGCCGACTTGCAAAGCGAACCTGTCGCACGCATCGAGTACAGCCAACCGCCAATCCTCGGCCTCGGCTTCGGTGAATCCGTGTGTCATGGTGACAACGATGGAACTGTAGTCACACGACCACCGTGTCTGCGACGCCGCCCACCCGATGTTTCCGGTAGTCCACTTTTTGCGCAGCACAACCGGTTTGGTCTGCGAGGCACGCAGATCGGCAACATTCAACGCCACGCCGTCCTCCACCACGCTTGTCAATGTCACCAACTTTTGGGTGGGCAACATCAGCATCCGCTGACCCGACCCGTCGAGTGTCACAACGTCGCCGGTCTTGACTGGCGTTACATGCCATTCGCAGTAGCTGCGCAACGCCCGCAAAGCGCGTTGCAGGATACGGTTGGTCTCAACCTCGTTGGCCGGTAACCGACCGTTGGTGTACAGGTCGAGGTCGGCGGGCGTTAGCTCTGCCATCTAGGACCGATCAATGTATCCCGCCACACTGTAGGTAATGCTGTTGGCATTGCCGTGTGTGACGGTGACCCGCATGACAGGTGGAAGTACGTCAGCCACAGCGACGTTGGCGATGGTCGTGATGCCGGGCCGGACACGCAGCACTGTGGTGCCGACCGCCGTGATAGCCGCCGACGTGATGATGTCCCACGTCTTGCCGCTGATCAGGTCAACACCTTGAAGTTTGACGGTAATGCTTGGCGCAGTGACAATCGCCGTCACATCGACCACGATGATGACGCCGACCGCTTTCGCCAGGTCTTCAAACTCCATGCTGTTGGGATCAGCGGTGCGCGCCGCAGACGGCAACACTGGAAACATGTCGGCACCGGGGCCGACATATCCGGTGGTAATAGGCATGTGCTTATGACCTCAGAACCGGGTGCGCATTACCGTTGCCACACACGGCTACCGCCATGTACACACCACCTGTGGTTGTGCCGGTGATGGTGGACACCAGCCGCACATATCGCTTGGTCGGCCTAGCACCCACCTGCGCCACCGTATTGCTGTTGGCAGACGTCAATGTCGGTGCGGTGCCCTGAACGCGCGACGCATCGACGGCGGCATAACCAGAGCCGGACACATCCGATTCCTCAATGCTCAAAACATGGTTCCCATCGGTGATGGTGCCGATGGCAACAACGAACAGAACATCTTTGAACTGGTTGTTGAACTGGTTAAGGTCGACCGCCACACCGTTGACGGTGCCGTTCACTCGCGCAGTCGCACCCGTCAATGCGGGCTGGGCAAATACGTTGTTACCCGTTGTGATCACTTTGCATCACCTTTCGGGGTAGCACCGTGACCGCCGTGACCGGGAAAGCTGGTCGTTTTGATTCCACCGGTCGGCTTGGTTTCTGGCTTGGTATCGGATACCGACTTGGTGTCCGATGCCGACTTCTGCTTGGACGCTGTTGACTTGGCGGTGGACACCGAACGTTTGGCGTTGGGTTCCGCCGTAGCGTCTTCGACGCCCCTGCCTGATCGCACCGCTTTTTCGGTCCTCAACCGATCCTCCAATGGCTCGAAAAAACTTTCACGGCCCTTGTAACCGGGGTCGTCACTTGAGACGAGCTTGCCCGGTGTAACGACTACGGGTACACCGCTTTCGTCGTTGTACGAGAACGCTTCACGCGCTCTGAAAATCTCTGCCACGTCACTGCCTTTCAAAGAGGTTGGTGACAGAACTGCGGCGCACCCCGAGGAAAGTGCGCCGCAGTTCCGCCCGTCTTGTTAGACGTTGAGCAACCGGAAGGCGTTAGCGTTGACGACGCCAGAGCCCACCCGGTAGTAGGCGAACCAACCACGCTGGCCAGTCGGTCGCCGGTTCGCACCCACCAGGTGGGGGATGAACTCGACGGCCATGCCGAGACGGTCGGTGATAACGAAGTTCTCGAAATCGCCGAACGCCAGCGCGTAGTTGGTACCGGTGACAGAGCCGGTCAGACCGGCCATCGCCTCTGCCTCCAACGCATCGCGACCCAACAGTTGGGGCGGACGGTCGTAGGCCAGCGTGGTCCACAGACCGGCACCACCAGCGGTGTCGAACTGGCGAATACGGTTGTAGACCAGGTTGTTGGCGAGCCACGAGGCGTTCTGCCGGAACCGTGCTGGCAGTGAACCTTGCAGCGCATACACATCCGACAGCGCGAACGTGTTGTCGACGCCTGCCGCGACGACGGTGGAACCACCAGCCGCCACCAGGGCGGTGATGAGTCCGGTCGGCTCGTTGGTGCCGGAACCAACAATGAGCTTGTTGCCTTCCAGCTCGTCTTTGCCGCCCGCCAACAGCCGTCCAACCTGCTGCGCGACGTTCTGCTCATCCATCAAAGCCTCGATGGAGATGGGCACGAAACCGCGAGCCATGTAGTTGGGGATTGCCGGACCGGCGAACGACGGCGAGTCGTCGGAAACTTCCGTCGCCTCTGGATCGAACGACCACGACACGTTGGCCGAGGACACACCGTTCCACACGTCACCGGTCGCAATGACGGTGCGTGCTTTCTGCCGAATGTCGCTGCGAACACCGGAACTGGTGATGATCAGCGTCGGGTCCAGCTGGAAGGGCACAAGGTAACCACCTTGTGCATCCGACAGCGACATGGCACGGAACTCTTCGACCTCCGAAATTGCCCGCTGCTCATCAGGGGTGATCGAGTGCGACTTGCCGCAGGCCAGCTTGGACCAGGCCCGCAGATACGCAGGCTGCGACGTCACCAGCGCGTGGCGGGACAGACGGGCATCCTTGGTGTCGTACTCCTCGATGATGTGGGTTGCCGCCTTGCGGATGTTGTCGCTGCAACCCTGCATCCGCTCGATGGCCGCGAGCGCACGGGAACGGTACTCACCGGCAACAGCTCCCGGCTCGCGCCCGTAGGTGCGCATCTCGTTCATGTTCCACGGGTCCTTGTACCGCCCGTTTTCCACGCTGTCGGGTTCCAGAATCGAGTCACGGTCGAAGGTGTCGCCACCGCCGCCGCCCTTCGTGGTTCCCGGCACGATGCGAAGCCCGCGAAGCGACTGATCCACACCGTCGTCGGCACGCTCGATGCGGGCCAGCGCATGACGCCGTTCCAGCTTCTTGCGGTGCTTGTCGACGGTGTCGAACTCGTCGGTGAGCTGGCGGAAATACGACTCGTCCTCGTTGGACATCTCGTCCAACTCGGTGAGCCGCGTCAGCTCGGAACGAATGTCGTGCAGCCGATTGACGGCCTGTGAATGGGTCAGTGTGGGGCCGTCGTCGCGACTGTCATCGTCGTCGGGGGCACCACCCATCACTGGCCAAATGGGTCCGCGCTTGCCGACCCCGATAGCCCGCACCCCGGTAAACGGGTGCACTGGCAGATCGTTGCTCATGTGTTTTCCTTTCTTGGATGTTCGAGCAACACGGCACGTGTACGTTGCATAACCTCCGCAATGTCGGATTGCGAAAGCTTGTGCTGTGCCGGTTCTTTCGGTTTCGACGGGTGCTCCCCGGCGCGCGACTGGTCAGGGTCACGGGTGGTTTGCGGCGCGTCGTTCTTCGTCGGTGAGTGCTTTCCGGCAGAACCTTTCGGCTCTGTGGATCGCGGCGCACCGGAAGTTTTTTCGGCAGAATTGGTTTCGTCTGCCTCGTCATCATCTGGATCATCGATGCCCATTGCTTCCAGCAAGGCATCTGCGGTGGTCTCGGCAGCAACAAGCAGGTTGAGTGCCTGCGCCACGTCGGGTGGGAGCGTCGCAAAGTCGACGCCGGAAACCAGTTCGACAGCCTCGTCAAGCGTGGCGTCGAGTGCGCCAGCTAATGCTGCGGCGTCGTCGTCGGCGTCGGTGGCCCTGGTGTCCAACTCGCCGCCATCGTCTTTACGCTCAGCTTCGTCGGCGATAAACACCGCACGGGCCAACAGCTTCCGCTGTTGGGGGTCGTTGCGCTTCAGCCGTCCGAGATCGATGATCCGGCTGCGCACACCCACCGATGTGTCGACGTAGGCGGGCCAGACAACCGGGCCAATCTCGGGTACCCGCACCTCCTGCAAAGTACGAATCGGCAGTTCAGCTTCCGGCACATCGCCCGACCATGTTTCGCGCAGGACTTTCATCAACTCTTCGTCATTTTTGATCGTCTTGCCGTCGAACGTCTCCCATTTTTCCCGCACAACCTCGAAGCGAAACGACATGCCTTTAATCGCTTGGGCCGCTATCGCATCACGCAACGGCTCGATCAACCAGTTGCGGCTCATGTTGGCAATCACATGCGCGCCGCCGTCCGGTGCCAACTCGGGATCGACTTCCTCCCTTGCACTTACCAACTCGCCGACCGGTATCGAACCGATCAAAGGGTGACGACCGTGGTCGAACTGAACTATCGGCGGGCTTTCCCGAAACGACTTGGTCATCGATCGGTTGGCCAGCTTCTCGCGAAACACACCCTCCCAGGAGTCAATCGTGGTGAGCCGGTTGAACACTGCGCCGTAGCCGTCCAACGTCCAGCCGTCACCGGTTGCCCCGTCAGCGCTACGCAACTTGAAGGGTGCCTGCCGGACACCGGCTGCCGGTCGCTCCGCGCGACGTTCAATTGTTGGTGGCATTAGAGTTTCCTCCGTTGTTGTGTGCAGCATCGACCGCCGCGATGGCATCGTCTAACTGTTTCTGCTGGTCGTTTTTGCTGTTGTCACCGGGCTTGGTCAACTGCACACTGGTTAAACCGGTGTGGCTCAGCAGACGCCAATCTTGTGCGAGCACAGCGTTGACGATGCTGTCCGGCTCGTATCCGGCTGTGATCAACGTGTTGATGGTTGTGCCTTGAATCTGCTGGATGAGTGCGGCGTCTTTCTCATCTTCGCGCAGAAACGGCACATTGGTGGCGTCATACCAAAGTCGTTGTGCCGCGTCGGGAAGTTCAAGCACCGACTCTAAACTGCCAGCGGCATTCTGCCACAACGGGTGCATGGTGCCATCGGCGAAGCGGCGACGCGCTTGACTGTAGTTTGCATACGTCGCCGCTTCCAGTCCCTCCGAGAACCCCGCGATCACAGGAGGAACGCCTGCCGCCGCAGCGATGCGGGTCTCGCCACCGCCGCGAACACTTTTGAAGTCAATATCTTTCAGGTTGGTACCGACCGGAACGGGGTCGGCACCGGGTGCGAGATGCAATGTCTTGTACGCATTCTCGATGCCCTCGTGCTTGTCTTTGAACAACTCTCGGAACGCCTCAATCGTCTTGAGCTGCGTGCCGCGCTCGTATTTCACAATCATGTTGACGGTCGCGCCGTTGTCGAAAAACTTGCGCTGGTGCTTAGTCATCGCCCTGTCGGCAGCAATCTCCATGAGTATCGGTGTCAACCAGGACATCCCACGGTAGGTCGCCAATGGATCAGGGTTGGGGTGGAAGTGTGCGACCTCGGTGGTGTCGAGAAACACTGGCTCATATTGCGACCCGTAGCCGCCTTCGGTGTAGACGAACCCCAGTTTGCGCCACCCGATGCACCCGCCACCAGCCTCACCGACGCCACCCCGGTAGGACCGTTCCGCCAGAACAATGTCAACCCAGTCGGGTCGTAGGCGTACCAGCTCGTTTGCGTCGGCGTCGTAGGTGATGTAGGCATTTCCGGCCAGGTCGGCATCCAGAATCATGCGGATCAACAAGTCTTGGGTGGTGGCGTTGGCCCACGGTCGTTGCAGTATCCGCAGCTGAGGATCGTTGGCCCAGATGTCGCTTGGCGCACCGTCAAGCATTCTCTGCCAGGTGAACCGCACGCTGGAAAACACCGACATGCGCACCAGCTCGCACGCGAAGATGGGGCCGTTCGACTTGTACGCCTGGTTGACATGGCCGACAAACGTCGGGGCTGGCGGCTCAGTGATGCGCCCGCCCAATGTGGATTGGATTGCGGGTGCGCCCATGTTGAAGCCGTAGGCCATGCCGTTGTAGTAGAAACTGTTCAGCAGTTCCGCGTAGTCATCGACCGTTTCGATAGACCGCTGTTTCGGGAACACGCGATCCACCCAACGTGGTGCCACTAGCGCTTGACCACCCTGCCGTCGCGCCGGATCTTGCCGTGATCGTCAACCTCGTAGTGTTGTGGTGTCTTCTGCTCCCAAGGCTTGTCAGCCACCGACACACCGCGACGGCGCATCCGTGGCCTGATGGCACGCTCACGCTGCGCCGTACGGTTAGGTACGGTGCGCAGGCCTGCGGTCAACGACCGGTTCGCCACCTCACGGGGCGTCGCCAGTACACCGTCAGGGTCGAAGTTCTCCGGTATCTCAGCGCCCATCATGTTCTTGCGCAACGTGATTCGGTTGTCTCGAAACCTCATTTACATCCACACTCCCCAAACCTCTTGATTGTCCGGCTGGTTGGCCAGCGTGCGACCCAAGCCCATGATCAGCGCAACAACGCCGTCGATCTTGTCTCCCGCATTCGCCTTGTCTGGCTTGACGTTTCCCGCCTCATCCATCGCCACTGCGAAGTTGTCAACCTGCCAACGCAGACACGGGTTGCCGCCGTGACGCACAACCGGGTGAATCGGCGCACCAGTCTTGTCGAGCCGTGAACCCATCTTGATAAGCCGCTGAGTGTCTTTGGTGGGTGCCGAAATCGACGCATAGCCTTGACGCATGGTCACCATCGGCGCACCGTCGTTGACTAAATCGTTCACCAATTCCTGTGCGTGCCAAGGGTCGTAGGCTATTTCCTGCACGTCGAAATCTTCCAAGTCTTGGTCGATTTGAGCTTTGATGAAGTGATAGTCGGTGACGTTGCCGGGCGTGGTGCGCAGCCAGCCGTTCGGTATCCATTCGGTGGATGCAGCTTTCGCCGTGCGGTCGTCCAGGTTTTCAACGTTTTCTTCCGGCGTCCAAAACCGCGCCAGTACATCGAACCCGCCGCGATCCTCGTCGGGGAACACCCACACCAGCGCCGTGAGGTCGGAGGTGGAACCCAAGTCGAGACCGCCGTAGCAGGCTCGGCCTTTCAGCCGCTCGACGTCGACTATCGAGGCGTTGGCGTCCCACTCGTCCACGTCGATGTAGCGGAAAGCCTGCTTGGTGCGAATACCCAGGTGCAGCCGCAGATACCGGGCGTATTCGACCGGCGACTCTTTGGCTTTCTCCGCTTCACCTTTCAGGTAGCGGATGGTGGGTGACACGCCGTAGCCGGGGTTGGCTTTCTTCAATGTGGCCACCGAGAACGGGTTGTCGCCTTTGATCAGCTTGCCGTCCTCGTAGACCGGCTTTTCGGCAGCCCAGATCACGCCGTAGGTGGTGATGTCTTTGAGCACACCGCTGGCGATCTGCTCGACGCGGTGACGGCGGCGGTCGTATGGGGTGTTGCGTTTACCGGAGTCGGCGGTGGTGATGAACATGATGAGCGGCTGAGTGCGACTGCCAGTGCCAGTCTCTAGCGCGTCGATCAGCTCCATGTTTTTGTGCAGGTGCAACTCGTCTATCACCGCACCGTGAATGTCCGCGCCGTGCTGTGCATCACCGGCATTGGCTATCGGCTTGAAGTAGCTTCCCGAGGCGGGGTGGCTGATCTTGTATTTGTACGGCTTGAGGTAGGCGCGCAGACCGGATTTGATAACCAGCTCGCGCATCGGCTCGAACACGAACGACGCCTGGTCTTTCTGGGTGGCAGCGGCAACCACCTGCCCGCCGTGCTCGCCGTCCGCGCCGGTCAGATACAGCGCGATACCACCGGCCAAGGTGGTCTTACCGTTTTTGCGTGGCAGATCAACGTAGAGCAGCGTTATGACGCGCACCCATTCGCCACTGTCGGGCGATTTGATAACCCAACCGGCCCACGGTGCCAGCACGTAGGCAACCTGCCAGGTGTCGGGCTCGAACACGTGCCCGGCCATGTGACCTTTGGTGTGGCGCAGCTGGCGGAAAGTGTTGATGACTTTCTCGACGCGCGCCGGATCGAACCGGACTTTGCGCGCCTCAGCGGTTTTCGTGTAGCCCGGTTCGGGTGTCTTGATCAGGGGTGGACATTTCGGCGGCATGTAGCCGTGCGACTCTAGAAAGTCAGCAACTTCCGGTGAGAGTTTTAACGCATCGAGATCGGCGTTGTCCCAAGCTTTTTCGAGTCGGGTTTTACCCCGAACCGGCGAACGGGTTGTCATTCGGCTCACCCGTACCGGCTGACGGGCCAGCAAGTTTCATCTCGGCAGCTGGCGACAAACCGAACTCGGAGCACCACGACCGGAACTCTTTCGAGGCGTTGACCTCAATGCGAACCCAAGGTGCGATCACGAAACCGTAGTTGGTTTTGCTCACCGACCCGAGACGGTGGCGCTTGTCCACTGCATCACGCCACAGCGCGTACGCCTCACACAACATTTCCAGTGAGCTGCCGTCCAGCTCTTTGAGCAGGCCGAGGCGCGGCAGCTCGTCAACGATCCGATCCCACAACTCGGATGCGTGCTTGGACAGATGTTCAGGCTTCTCCGGTGGTATTCGGATGAAAGCTGGCGGCTTCGGGATTTTGCGCCCGCCGCTGTCACGCCCCTCGCTTCGACCTTCAACGAGTTTCAGGTTGGCGTGCCGGGATTTGCGTCCGGCAGTCATGGTGTCTCCTTTTTGGGTGGCTGATATTCAAATGATCGAACCAACAGCCGCCGTGCTTGCAGATTACTTTTAGTCATCATCGACCGCTTGCCGCTGCTCAACTTTTTCTGCCTGCCGATTTCACGAAACCGGGGCGAACGGGTGTATATACCGATCATGGCGGGATGTGCTGTGGCACTGCGGAAGCGGTAGCCCTGCTCAGACACATGCTGTCCAAGCCAATGAGCCAGCCGCGAGGCAATGCCCAACCCCTGGTAGTCGGGCAACACCACGACGCGGTGGCCGAACTTGATGTCTTTGACTTTCGGGTGTGGGAAGTGGAAGTAACTCACGAACCCGCACAACTCATCATCGACGGTGGCGACGAAACACTTTGCGGCAGTGTGCAGCTCGGGACTCATATAGTGGTGTCGAGCAAACACCGGCCATATTGTCTTGTCGGCCTCAAAGATTTGGTAGCGCAACCTGGGGCGGGGTTGAACCGACCTCCAAGTGAACGCCTGATGGGTGACGTCGTACACCCATTCAGGTTGCAACCAGTCGATTACATCGTAATGACAGGTCACAGCAACAAGTTTTCGTTTCGACCGCCGAATCGCTTTCTGCACACTGTTGGATGCGATGCGCGCCACCTGGCGGTCCACCACGGATGTGAACTCGTCAATGACAATGGTCTCGTCGTCGCCGGTCTCTGCGATGGCGCGTGCCATATCGGCGCGGAACCGCTCGCCGTTGGATAGCGTGGAGTAGGGCCGCAACCAGGCAGGCACAGTGCCAAGGCCCACACCAGTCAGCAGCGCCGTAATGTCGTGGATCGAGACATCCTTCGGGTACTGCTCGATGATGGGCCGGTCGGTCCAGTCGAACGACTCAAAAACCCGGTCACCCCAGAACTCACGTGCCATCACAGACTTACCGGCACCGGACGCACCGACCACCAGGCCGATCTGCCAGTCCTGCTCCTCGATGGGCAGGTTGTGCTCCCATGTGGTGGACAACTTCTGGTCCAACGGCAGGTCGAACATGCCCGAGACTTGTTTGACACGCGCGCTTTTCGGCGGGTCATATTCTAGGACGATTTCAGTTTTCATTGCGACATCCACCACCGCTTGACGTCCGCAAAAAACATCGTACACAACCCGGCGTCCCACTGGGCTTTTAGCAACTCCTCGGCGGCATCCAAAACATCTGGCACTTCAGTGTTTTCGGCCAGCCACGTTGCGATCACCCCAAGGTCACGGGTTCGCACTTTAGGAGACTCCACCATCTGGGTCAAAACCTCGGCCTGGTCTGCGGCGTTCACATCAAAGCCCTAGTCGTAAAGCCTTCGCCCTCAAGCTGGTCGATCAACGCAACCTGCTGCGCCTCGGTCTCGCACTCGACTATCACACCGAACACACGCGACTCAGCGGTGGTGTCAGCATCGCCTTCAATCACATTGTTGCCCAGAAGTTTTTCCAACTCTTCGGTGGTGTAGCCGGTGCCTTCCAAGTTGGGGATGGACGACAGCAGCTCGCCGAGGATTTCCTCGTCGTATTTGCCTTTGTCACCGATGCGATTGTCGGCGGCGACGATTCGCGCCGCCTCGACGTCATCCACATCCACCATGTGCACCAACGCGACCTGCCATAACTCAGGGTCCGCCTCAGCCAGTTCACGCAAAGCCATCACCGTGTGGTTTCCGGCCAACACTTCGTTTGGCCTGCCGGTTTTGCTGCCCCTGTTGACCACGACCGGCTTGTACTGGCTGTTGATCAGCAGGCTTTCCTTCAAGGCTTCCAGATCGCCTCTGCGCGGGTTCTTGTGGTAGAGCGACAGATCCGACAACGGCAGGCGTGGCGCGGGGGTGGCGAGAAACCTCTGCAAATCCTCGTTGACGCCGGTCGGCTGGCTGGCCTCGGCGATCTCGGCGGCGACCTCAGGGTCGAACTTGGCGGCTTTCATTTGCCCACCAGGTTTTTGGCTATCGACGTGAAGTAGGCCCGGTAAAAGTCTCGGTCGGTGGCGTAGGTCTGGAATCGTGGATCGGTTGGGACGACTGGCGCATCGTCGGCCAACCAGCGCCGTAGGTTGGCTACCGCTGTAGCCATGTGTCGTCGCCATTCGGCGGCATCCTCACCGCTGAACTGGCGTGCCAGGTCTGGCATCACTGCCCTCTCTGAGCTGCGAGCACCGATTGCAGGGTGATGACAGCCTCATTGGCTCGGTCAACCCCGGCATCGACGTCGCCGCCGTCCTCGATGACAGCCAGCAAATCGTCAACAGCGGCTACCACATCGAGTTTGGCGACGTTGAGTGGCAAAGTGACTGTGTTAGTGCACATTTCACTACCTTTACTTCGACTGTGTATAAAGATCAACCAAACCCATCTCATCAACGATGCGCTCGGCGCGGTGACGCGACAACGTTGTGCCACCACCTGTGCCATACAGCTCCCTTTTGCAGTACATACACGATGAGCCATAGTCTTGAAGCTGATGGGACGCAATGATTCTAGTTATTCGTTCCACCAGCTCGTCGCGCAGCTCAACTTTGTTCACGGTCGGTCACGGTCCCACCGACGTCCGAGACAACGGCAGCCATTCGTTGTTGTACACCGTCGTCCAATTAGGTCCGAGCGTAGCGACAGTGTTCTCGAACATCTCTTGGTAGGAATACGATCCTGCGCCGTTCACCAGCAACCGCCACTGGATGTCCAACACTGTCAGCTGACCAGCACCCGGCTTGGCCTGGCCGAAACAGTTGCGAGCGACCATCGAATGATTGCCCATCAGCGCCGCTTGGTCAGGTCAACGATAGGGTCGTTTGGGAACTGCCTACGCGCCGCGCGCTTGGCATTCCACTTGCGTTTGTGCGACTCGCCTTGGGCGGTCACCGCACCGTTGAAAGCACGTCTATGCCAACGGTACTGACCGTTAACGTCCCGGTAAATCTCGATTTTCACGAGCCGACCACCGCACCATCCTCGGTCCAACGGAACTCACCGACAGGCCGATGCATTTGGCAGCCAGTGCAATAGGTGGCACCGTAGAACTTCGGGTCACGAGCATAGGTCTCGCACAACGCCTCACCCATCGTTGTCTGGGTACCGCACCCGTCAACGTGCATGTAACTGCGACGCACTGGCCGCACAAAGCCTTTGGCCCGTTCCTCATCCGACAGGATCAGGTAGGCGTCGGCCTGCGGACCGGGTTGTGTGTCGGCACCGTGGGTTAGGCGCGGGTCGTTGGGATCACTTGTGAGACTCATTGTTGCCTTCGGCTTTCTCGGTGGCGATAGCGCTCTGAGCTGCACCTATGTGCTGGAAATAGACGGTCCACCATGAGATACCCATGATGATCCACACCGAATTGCGCAGGCCGGTAAGCATCACCACCAACGACAGCGACAGTGACAGCCAGAACAGGCATCGGTGGATGATGACGGCGCGTTTGCCGATGTGCAGCCAGTTGACCGGGTCGACCTTGTTGAAGCCGTTGACGACGACGCGCACCAGACCGGGGTGGATCATTGCAGGCTGGACCGCAAAAACTGGCGCACCATATCGGCGGGCCATTTGCTGGCGTACCGCTCGGCGACCTTCTCGGGGTCGAACGAGCAACCGTGGCCCCGGTGATCCTCGGGTGTCGAGCCGTCCAGCGCGCTCACGCGCGGCGCGTTTCCGCTGATAGGCGCGTTTTCCGGCATCGAGAGTGCTTGCGGCTCTAGCGCTTTGCCGGGCGCTGGTAACGCGGCACGGCAGCCTGATAATCGGCGAGGGCATCCTTCACCTTTGCCACCGCCACACGGGTTACCGCGCCGGTAGCCTGGATGCCTGCGAGCAGGTCGGCGTGCGCCTGGTCCAGCTCATCTTTGGCATCGCCGAGGGAGGTAGCCTCTGCTGTGAGGTCACGTTTGTTGGCCATTGGAACTCCTATCTTGTTGGTAGGCAAAGGGTTTGGCGGGCTTGCTAGCCACCAAAGCTGTTGTGCCACTCAATATTTCGACAATTCTGAGACGGCATATGCCGGGACGCGGTGCGTTGACCGCCGGACGGCGGTTTCGCGCCTGCACCCCTCCCCCCATACTCGTTGCGGCGCAACAGGTTTGGCGGTCAGTACCAGTGATTGCGACCGCCGACGCTGTGCCCTGTCGACCCCGCGACAAACAGCACAGCACCAAGCACCAGCAGCGCCACGCCGATCCAGAACAGGACCGGAATGCCGAACACGAGACCGAGCACGAGCAGGATCAATCCGAGAATAGCCATCGTTGTTGTCTCCCTTTGGATTTGGTTTAGAATTTAGGTTTCGGATTTGGGCGGTCGGGGATGGTGACGGTGGTCATGGGCCATCCGGTGGCTGCCCTGCCATCGCCGCCGTGACCGAGAAGCCAGGCACCGCCGCGACCGCCACCGCCACCAGGGCCACCAACGGCAGAGGTCCGCCAGGCAGGCGGATGATGATGGCTAATGGCATATGTCACGTTGGGTCGATTGTCTATGCGGGCAGCAAGCACCATCAGGTTGCGGGCTACACGCTGCCGCAACGGCTTCCGACCGCTCACTCGGCATCCTCTTCGAGCTGGTCGGGTGCCGGTCCGGCGTCGCTTGGCGGCTGTGTGTTGTCCGGTGCCGGTCCCTCATGGGATGGCCTGCCATCGTTGTCGGGTGCCGGTCCTGAATCCGATGGCGGTTGGCTGCCCTCATACTGCTTGTCGTGTGATGTGTTCGACTTGTGCTCTTTATCGGTCATGTTTGTCTCCCTTATCTTTTGGGCGTTACGGGTTGATAGACACAATCGGCACAGGCGTCACCAAGCCGTTAGCGACATTGAAGACCGGCGTCACCACTGGCACAACAATCGCCACCACCGGCGCTGTAACCGCCGCAACCACCGGCTGTGCGGGCGCTGTAACGACATTGGCTATCGGCTGTGCAGCCGCAACCGTTGACTGTTCAACACTTGCCACCTGCGACGACAGTGCCGCGACAGGTGCCACAACGGGTGAGCTGACGGTGGTGGCGGTGCTACCGACCGCCTGCGGAACCTGTGTTGCCACAACGGTTGTGGCGATGGCGGCGGTGCCAATCAACGGTGCCGCAACAGTGTCGGTCGGCAGCCCAACCGGGGTGAACGTCAGGACGGCACTCATCAGTGCCGCCAACAGTGAGGTGGGCATACGGGTCTCCTTATCTGAGGCGCGTCTTGCCTCGTTGCGCATCGAGCGCGTTCTTCTCATCGTTGTGGGTCTTGCACAACGATTGAAGGTTGGTGTAGGAGTAGCGCAGGTCGGGTGCCTCGGCTACCGGGATGATGTGGTCGACAAACGCTGCCGGTCTTTTACAGACAGGTGAACGTCCGACACCGGCTGTCGGCGTCTCCCACTGGCAGATCGGGTCGTTGGCGATTTTGGTGTTGCGCAGCCTGCGCCATTTACCACCGCCACCACCACCGGCATACGACGTTGACGAACCGTCGCGTGGCTTCCATGCCGGGTTGCATTGCGGGCAACGCCTTCCGGTGATCAGCCGTTGGCACCGTGGGCACACCCGTGGTGGTCTACTCGGCATCGCGTATCGCCTGCATGGCCTGCGCCAGTGCGGCTTTGGCACTTGCCATCGCCGCATTCCATCGGTCGACAAAAAAGTCCGCCGCCGCTTGGGCCACCACCTCAGCCAAAGGGTCCACCGTTGGCGTCCAATACTGTGGAATCTGTTGCGGCTCACTAGTGATCGGCAGCATTGACCCGCCAACCACCACGCCGTCGACCACACGCTGTTCGGTAACGCTCCCATCAGCAGATATGCGACGCCGCACATACGATGCCGGAAGGTCGGTCATCCGTGCCCACGATGGGTTGTTCACCGTGCCACCAGCACCGCAATCACCGCCGCCAACACCAAACCCCAGGTGCAGGCGAAGATGGCAGCCAAAGCGAATGCGCTGGACGGCTCGTGGCGTGGGTGCGGCATTTGTCGCACCTACTGCCGCTTGAACAGTGGGTTGTCGGTGTACAGCAGCGGGTTGACGGTGCCGCCGTCGAACCGGACGGTGAACCCGGTGACATTGCCCTCGTTGAGCCGCTCGACCGTCAAAGCGTTCTGCTGGTCAGCCAAATGTTCCATCACCTGCGCCATGTGCTCGACAATCTTGGCGACCTCCGGTGGCGTCATCGTCTTCAACCGCGCAGCCACCGCCAGATCCTCTTTGGTGGGTGCGGTCATCCGTTCATACACCGACCGCATCCGCTGGCCGGGTTCAGGTTGGGTCACTGTTGTTGTCCTTTACGGGCTTTGGTGCAGTTGTTGCACAAGCCGTCCTTTAGTGGGAGGTCTGCGACACCACACTCCGCACAGGTGGACTCATAGAACTGCCGCTCCATGTTGCGCCGCATATCGTCGAGAGTTGTTGGTGCGTGCGGGCATTCACCGTTGAGTGAGGCCATCGAGCGGATGTAGCCTGGCGCATCGACACGCGCCGCGCCTTCGGTGACAGGCAAAACCACCAGTGTGTTGCCACAGCTTCGGCACAGCACAGCGACATCGCTGACCTGTGGCGCTGTATCGGTCTTGTCGCGCAGAAAACCGTGGGCGTCGAGCAGGCCAATGATGGCTTCGCTGGTGTGGCGTTTGATGGTGCGAACAGCGGCGCTGTCGTGGGCGAACGGCAGCATGTTGATGACGCCGTACTCGTCGTGGGGCAGCGAGGCCAGGTTGTTGTACAGAAGTTCGATGGCAGCCGCGTTAGGTTGCGGTTGCGGTTGTGGGTTTAACTCTGGGCTTGGGTTTGACATGACTGTGTTGGTCTTCCCATTGGTTGAGTAGATCGTTGATCCGCATGTGGGTTTTGGCGGTGGCCCTCACCGCCTCATCGGGCGGCATGTCGGGCCGCACCATGCGGAGGGTAGACAACTCGGCGGTGATAAGGTCCTCGATTGGGTCCATGAGAAACCACCTCTGAACTGGGTGGATGGTACAAAAAACCCGCCCATACGTTTTTGGGCGGGTCCGGTTTTGGACATAGTTGTGGTCAAAACTCGATTACGCAAAATCTACCAGGATTCCTCTATGTGTCAAATTAATCTAGGGCCAAACGAACAAGCTCATCACGTGACGGCACCAACGTGTCGATGAACCCCTTGAGACGTTCGGAAAGCCGAAAATCCTCACGCCTACCGATGCGTTCGGCGGCGAACTGTTGGTGACGCAAGCGTTCGACGTCGTAACGGCCATACTCAACTTGCTACCACATATTGCAGGTCCGCTCGCAGGGCATTAAGCCGTAGCTTCAAATTCGTTGTGGTACCGATCTTTACAGTCGACGGGCCGACCATCAGGTAATAGACAAAAGATGGCAATACTGGTGAATCAGTTTGCATATCAACGGAATCCGAATAGCGTTCCCACGCCGTATGGACACGGTGTGAAATAACAAACGCATGGACGACACAAACCGGCAATTCGTCAAACGGCATCTGATCACAATCGTGAAATGCACATGACGGAACCGGCTCCAGCTCATCTGACCGGGGGAACCTACTAGCGTCTGGCCACATACGGTTACCCGTCACCGGTCACACACCCGGCACACCCAGCCAGTGTTGGCGTGATACACCAACGGTTCGCCACACACCGGACACACCTGCTCGCCGTCATCGTCAACGGTCATTGGCGGCAGCCTGGGCGTGACGGCGCAACTCACGATCCGCCTGCACCGGGCCATCACCGGTGACCTGGAAGCCCGCTACCGGCCGCTCAGAGACCAGCTCAAGCCCTGGCGCGTCGAAGGTGTACTCAACCACCCGGTGATCGATCAGTGTGCGCAGCGTGGCCCGTGGGCAACCGTGCTGGTGGAAGCACACCGATATGGCGACACCTTCAAAGCCGGTGCCGACGTCGCGGTACCGCTGGCCGGTTTCGACGGCAGCCTCGTAAACAAACGTCACCTGCGTTTTGATCGGCTTGTCGACAAACGTGCCGGACGCATCCTCGGTGTAGGCACGCAACTTGAGATAGCAGGCATCGTTTTCGGGGCGTTTACACTCATCAGACTCGGCTGCCCGGCACATCGGCACCTGACACAAACCTTTGAACATCATTTCTGTTGGCTCCCTTCACGTGGAACCTCACCGCTGATCAGGTAGGTGGCGAAAACGTTGGCTGCCGACACAACCCGACCCACCGGCTGACCCCTATAGGCGTCGATGGCCAGTGATAACGCCTGCACACGAAGTCCCGGTGAAACCACCTTGGGCACCTCCTGTGCCAGTTTTACCTCATCACTCATTTCTATTGGCTCACTTCTGTCATTCATTTCTGTTGGCTCCCTTCGGTTTTCATTGGCCGACCTCGCCGGCCTGGTTGAACACTGTTGTTACGCGCCCGACGCGCGTCCGAAACCCGGTACACCGGAATGTCTTTGACGTCTCTGTCGTCATATGACCACTTCGAGCTGCCGATGCGCCGGTTGTCGGGCCGCAGATAACCTGCCGGTCGCAGCTTGCCCACTTTCGGATTGGCCCAGTGATACAGGGTCCGCAGTTTCACCGGCTCGCCCAACATCCGCAAAACCCGATACATCTCCGGTATGGCGCAGCGGTAGTCGTCGGCACTTGCCAACAGATGGTTGACCAGTTTTTCCACCCGATGGGTAACCCCGCATGTGGGGCAGCGCACCTCCACAGCGCCCCGGCGTGCCATCAACCGGGTGGCGCACACGTGTGAACGTTTCCGGCAGGTGGGTGCGCCGTCAGCGTCAACACATTTGCGATGATCGGTGATGGTGGTGGGGCATGGCCCACAAAACTGCGGCGGTATCGCCCGGTTCACCAGATTCACCGACCGTTTCACGTATTGGCGCAGATCGGCGACCAGCTTGCCGATGTCAGGGTCTTTCGCTAGCAGGTCGGCGTGGCTGGCCAGAAACAGCGCAAAATCTTTGGTGGTGTAGCGGTATTCACTGATAGGCCGGTGCCAATTAACGGGCGGCATAGGCACCAAGCCATATTTTCGGGCCATCGCCCGCGCCCACCGCCCGATGGTGGATTCTATTTCAACCAGCAGCGCCGACGCTTTCGGGTTGTAATGCAACGTCTCAGAGCGCACACCGCTGTGGCGTCCGCCCTCGCCCATTTTGGTGTCGCCTATAGCAGTGTCGTGCAGATAATCCAGCATTGTGGGCAGCCGCAACAACTGCCTTCGCAACTCAGTCGTGCACAGCGGGCACAAAAACAGGGTGGCACGGGCGTGGCATTTCTGGCATTCAATCATGCGACATCCCTTAAATTTTCAACGGTGAACACGTCATGCAAATGCAGTATTCGATGTTGGCAGCGTTTGCATTTGGCAACATCACCGAACCCCAAGTTTTCATACAGCATCGACAACGTCTCCAAAACCCGATATGCGGTGGCGGCGGTGCAGGCCGGGCACAGTGCGAAACAACTGTTCGGCCCTGCCGGTGTGTTGCAGCGGTCTATACGATGCACAAAAACCCGATAGGTGGGCATCATTGTGCACCGGGCGTGCCCTTCACACATTGCCGTTGTCGCGCCAATCCAAGAGAATGCCCATGCCCACCAACACACCGACGCCGAAAGCCAGCAGTATCATTGCAGGTTCCAAAGCAGGCGTCCGGTGAGCAGAAAGTAACCGCCGATATAGATAACGCCGATCACAAAAAGGTAGAGAACGGCCACGCACAAAGCTTCCACCAAAAACCGTTTCCAATTGAACTTCATTTCACCTCCACGTTCGATGTCACCAACACAATCGCACCCGGTGACTCCTCGACGTCGGCATATCTTTTGCGGCAGTGAATTTCGACCACCTGTGTGTCGTCGTTCCACACAACGCCGGTCATCGAGTCACCAACAGCGCGCACCAGCTTGTCCAGGTCGGGGAATTTGGTGTGCGCCGTGCCTTCCCGTTTCGGCTTGGTTTTGGGCCGTTGACGAACAAAGGTGACGTCGAGCATGACCGGCCCGATGAAAACGTCCAATTGCAACGCACCATTGTCGCGTTTATACAACGGCTGCCGGTGCCGATAGTCGCCTCTCATGGCGACGGTGGCGGCACGGGTCACCATTTCCCGCCACGGACGCAGCCCTTTCGTTTTGTCGTAAAGGTTTCCGTACTTGCCGGAAATGATGTTTCCCTGCTGGATTGGCTGGCCGGGAACAATGAATTCCAACGTCTGGTGCCGGGTGCCGTCGTCGGCGATCCACACACTGGCCGGTGCCCAATCGACCGGCACGTCCTCGAAACCTCTCATCGGCGGGACCCTGAAGAGGTGACCGGGAAGTGAAGCCTCCCAGCAGCGCTGCGCGCAACCACCGGTGTTTTGCTTTGCCCGTGTTGTGGACAAAATGTGGACATGTGGACCCATGTGGACCGGTGGCCTCCCCTCGCGCGCAGTAATGGGTCCAAAATATAGTTAGTTATACTAAAGCTCAGGTGATGATGAGACACGACTTCCGGTGCCGTCTCACCGATCATGAAAAAGGTGGACCCCACTGGTCCACATGTCCACATGTCCACATTCACAACTGACGTTTGCTGATCATTCGACCGCTACCCGAATCCAGCGGTTGCCTTCACGTTTGACACGCCCGGTTCCTTCCAGCTTGTCGAGCGCCGCCGCCACATAGGGCCGGTCCCGGCCTTTGGCTCTGCGCGTCAAATCACCCTGTGTCATCGACCCTCCGTTCTCGTGCATTTTCTTTTCCGCCCACAAAGCAATCCGGCTCAACAATTTGTTGCGTTGATAGGCACGTTCTTCGTCGGCGGCATTGAAAGTCACACCCTGTAATCGGCCTTTATCTATTGCCTGGCTTTCTTGTGCCAACATCAGTTCCGACTTCACCCATGCCCGTGTGTGATCACTCACCCGCGAGGCAATACCGGACAGCCGCCAATCCTCCAACGTCATTTCATGCCGCCCATCGAGCACCGCTAAGGCGTAGGCGAATTTCTCCCGAATAAACAATGCGTGACCGTCGATGTCGTCGGCCTCGCCACGAACAATCCGAACCCGTTCATCGACTATCAGCTCGGTGGCCTCATACGGAATTTTCAGCTCGGTCGGAAACCGCCAAACATTCGGTGAGGGCAGTTCGAGCGGCGCACCCATTGTCGGTCTTTCAGCGGTGATGCGGGAATCGCTGGCCGGAAACCACATGAACCGCTGCAATGTACCGCCGTAAATGTCATCCATCAGCGCGCCCGCTTTCGCTGGCTGGACACTCACCACCAACGTCATTCGGTAGGTGTGCTTGGCCAAATGTAGGCTGCTGGCTGTGCGGTAGGAGAACCCCAACGTGCCACCCGAGAAAGCACTACGCAGAATAGACGGCAGTGTGGCACCTGCGCGTTGGGACAGTGTTGCCATCGTGTCTATCTCGTCGGCGACAAACATCACCGACTCGTGCAGCCCTGGCGGCTCCCCGGTTTCTTTGTTGGCCGGTTTCACATAGGCGTCGATCACACCTTCACCGGACCCTAGATTGCGGGTCAACACATTCCGGTTGACCAGGTGATCGGCAACCGCCATCACAGAGTCTTTCCCGCCGCCTGATTTGGCCGCTATCGCCACAAACCAGTTGAGCGACCCTTTCCCACCAATAATCGGCGGCAGTGTGACGTGCGGGTTAACCAATGCCAAAGCGCGTGCGGCACAATTGCCTAGCACCGCCCATGGTGAACACATTTGCGCCAGCGCCGACAGGTAGATGTTTTGCAACGATTCCCGCGACGTCCAAAACCCGCGTTCCAAAGACAAAACATCTTTCAGCTCAACCGTTTCGACCGACGTGTCATCGAGCAGGATTGTGCGGCCCGCTTTGGTTCCCACATTGGACAGGTCGCGTGGATTGTCGAAGCCTTTCCGGCGTGCATTGCGCAGGGTGTCCTCAACCGATTTTTCGCCGTCATCCTGTTCCAACCGGTTGTCCCGGCAGGCGTCGCGCAAAGCGTTGTAGACGGTGGTTTCATCGAGTGCACCGGCAGCCACAATCTCGTACAGGTTGGCGGCAGCCGGGAACAGGGTTTTCTGCCGCTGCCCTTCCGGCGCGGCGCGGACTTTGGCTGTCTCCTCGTCAAAAGCCTTCCCGGCCCAAGACACCACCACCGCCGATTTCGGGTCACCACGGCGCGGCTGGGCGGCTGCAATCGCCTTTTGGGCGGCGTTGGCCCGGTCCACATAGGGTTCGTCTTCCCACGGTGCACGGTTGGGCTTATCGGCCATGAGCCTCGGGGTGACAGATGGTGCAGCGGCAACCGAAGTCTTGGCTGATCATCACGCGGACCTTGTGTGCCCACACCGCGCCGCGCTGCTCGTAGGTGATCACCACATACAGCCACAGGATCGTGTTGGCGTAGAACGCGACGGAGTTCATCCGCATATCTCCGGTGACGGCAGACTCAGCCACATCCACGACTTGCCAAGCGGACCCAGCGTTGACGGCGGTGCCACCACATAGCCGCCGATGCCGCGATGATCCACACCAGGCATCCAGCCCGCCCGGTTGCCAGACCCGGTGGGTTTGATGTAGAGGTGCAAACCGCCGCTGGCGGTCACAGCGATGCCGTGGATGTCGGGTAGCCGCCCGGCGTCGAGCAGTTGGTGCAGGCTGGCGATCCCGTTGTCTTTGACGTCGATGTCGACCACGTCGAAAAGGTGGCCGGTGGCCAGGCCAACGTTGTGGTCCGGTGAGCGCTGCCATTGCCGGTGAACGTCTTCCGGCCTGGTGGTGGCGTCTTTAAATCCGTGCGAGCCCTCCAACGGCGCTTTCGGGCATTGGCACAGCACGGCACATTTGTCCCCGCCCACACACGGTGTACCAACAGGTCGCAGCGGGAACACCGGCCAGCCCATGCGGGCATAGAACAGGGCACTCGCGGCCAGCTGGCGGGGTTTGCGTCCGTCGTATTCGGCGGCGGTCAGCGCCTCGGCTTCGCTATCACCGGCCAAGATGGTGGACAGCAGCCCACGGGCCAGTGCGTTGTCCGGTGTCGGCTCAGGTTGACACGTGGGGTGCACCGGCTCGTGCAGGTGCAGGACTTGCATGAGGGTGCGACATTTGGCGCACCTGCTGTAGACGACAGGCTGGCCGTCGAACAGGATGCTCACGGCGTTTCCTCAACAGCCCACCTGGCCACCCATGGGGTTGCCCAGCGGATTCGTCCGGCAGGTGATTCGGGGTGCCATCGTTGTTCGGTGAGTTGGAGGGCTTCGACTATCCGCTCAGCCCAGTGCCGCGCTACCTGCCAACGCTTTTCGTCGTCGTCCTCAACCCCGTGCTCGTTCAGTTCAGCTTCCAGCACTTTGGTGATCCGATCAATCAACAGCACGCTCACCAGCAGTCCCCGTTGTGTTGCAGGTGGCACGTATCGCACAGCGGCGCTTGGCGGGCCACCGTCAGGCGGTCGTTGTAGACGGTGGCGGTGTTGGCGCAGGCGGCGTGCACGATTTCATCGTCGGTGTAGACACATTCGTCCCCGGCGTTGATCCGCCTGTCGCCGTAAGCGCAGTCGGGTGCGGCGCACCAGCCAGTGTATTTGGCGATGAAACTCATGGCAGCTTCACCAGCACAACGCATCCCGGTACCGGGTCAGGGTCGGTGGGTACCATTATGGTCACCCTGTGAAGGCACAGGTGCTCTTTGTCAGCCGTGAAATGGGGCGAGCGCAACACTTTGCACAGCACATTGTCGACGGTGAGGCTGGCTTTTACAGGCGTGTGGCGTCCACGCCGGTAAACCCTCACAGTGCACGCGCCCGATGCAGGGTTATGTTGCCGTCTTTGCGCAGCGGGTAGACACCACCGCAGTTGGTGCCGGTGCATAAGCCTCGCATCGTTTTTCCCTCAAACCACGGCTCGCCAAGCGGTGGTTTCCCAGCGCCGGGGCAGCCGATCAACCTGTTGGGGTTGTGTCCGTATCTCACTTGTCCTCCAACAGGTTTCGGGTGTCGTCCAGTTGCAGGGTGAGGGCGTCGACAATTTGAATGCCGGGAACATTGAGCAGCGCCGAGGTGATGTGCGGCTCCGCAGACGGTTGCAGCGCCGCCATGTCCACCTCGACTGTGGCGGTCAGTTTGCACCACATTCTCATTTGTTTTTCCGCCCCGCCTTGACCGCCGCTGCGGTGCACCGACATTCGCCACGGCACCGACCTGTCGTCTTGTGGTGTTTCGGTGTGTGCACGCAGGTGCAGCCTTTCAAACCGGCCATGCTGTCTCCTTGCCCTAAATGATGTTGCCGTTTTCGTCGGTGTCGATGCACGCACCAACCTCAAGCTGGTCGGCCACCTGGCGCAGCAGCGTCGGAATCAGTGCCCGTGGAATACCGTCGAAAGTCATGTCGAAGGTGCTGTCGTGGCGGACCACCAGGTTGAGCAGGTCGGGCTGGTCGTCAGTCAACGGGGTTGTCCAACCAGTCCTGCAGAAACCAGATGGCTTTTTCGATGTCTTCGCGGTCGTTGAATTTGCCGCCGAACGCCACCCGCCAAATGTATTTGACTGCGGTGAACAGTCTTCCGTCTTTGATGTGGCGGATAACCTCGATGCATTCGACGGTGTGCGGAATTGCCAGCCCGCCGCCCTCTAGCCTGAAGGTGATTTGCGGTCCACGGGTGTAGTGCGGCGGATGGTTCACCATGTCCGGTTGGTCAGTCGACATGGGTGACCTCGCTCACCAGGAAACGGTGCACACGGTCGTTGAGCCACCAGCGCCGGTTGAGCAGTTGCGCCGGGTCGACACCGGCAGGAACGTGTGACAGCTCGACAAACACGAGTCGGCAATCGTCGCGGCACCACCATGGTTCGCAGCCGCCAGCGCTGTGCTCCACTTTCCCGTAGGCACCGGCCAGTTCGCAGTTGACGATGGCCACCCGGTCGCCTACGGCGAAACCGTTGATGCGTTGCACCTCCGGTTGTTCGATGGCTGGCTGCTCGCTCATATCGCTATCACCGTCTTCACAAGTTGCTCGACGGTGCCGGGCGTTTTGCACCACCGGCACTGCCATTTCAGGTTGGGCTGTTCGCGGTGCATACGGCGGCACAGGCGGCACACGAATGTTGTGCCGCCGCAACACCGTTGGCGGTACAACCAGACTGCCGGGTGTGGGCACACCACCATAAACGGTCGGCACTCGCACTGTTTGGTGTCGCCAATCAGTGCTTCGATGTCAACGTCAGATTGCGAAGCGGTGGAGGAAAGCATTTGCGGTCCTGATGGCGTGTTGTAGGGCATCGTCGTATTGCTTGTTGCGGCGCAACGCTTCGGCGTGGTCGACGTCCGGTCCCCAAATCTGGTGGCAGCCTTGCAGGGTGCGGTCACACGTGTCGGGGTAGATGCCCAGTCGTCCCGACCTGCGTATCGGGCACCGCCTGCGGGCCACCAGTTTGTTGGCGTGCGCCAACGCTTCAGCCCACGTGTCGAAGTATTTGGCGGTCCTCGGTACCGGTTTGTCGCCGTACATTCCGTGGGCAAGCCAGCGGTCGGGTTGCGTGATTGACCGCTTCACTTTGGCGCGGGTCGGTTTAGGCATTGTCGGCTCCCAGGTCGGTTCTGATCCGTTCCAACCGAATCTCCATACCGATCAGCAGTTTCTGTATACCGATCAGCAGTTCCCGTGTGTCGCATTGGCCCGCAACGTCACATGTCGTGCACGGATCTGGATGCAGGTCTTTGAGCATGTCCAGATACCAGTCGATGCCGTTACGCATGGTTGACCCCGTCTTTGGTTGGTTTGTCCGGCCAGCCGTCCACGGCGACATAGCGGACCGGCTCGTCCGGTTCGTCTATGTTGAACATGGGCACGTCAGCCGTCTCGGCTTTACCTCGCCGGATGACCGGTGGTTCCGGTTGGTGGGCGTTGCATTTGATGGTGCGCTCCATCTCATCGGCGCGCGGCATCCGATCCCATTGCGGCGGTTTACGGTCCTCGCGCAACGCCTTCAACCAGATCGGGCACGCCGTGTTTTTGCCGTGCAGCCGCCGTGCCGCCTCGTCCGGTTGGAAACATGTGTGGCACCAACGCATCTGCCAGATGTCTCGGTGGGTGTTGTTGCGGAACAGTGTCATTGGCTTTGCTCGCATAATTGCGCCTTACGTCAACCCGATGTTGCGGGGTGTCAATGTGTCGAGCGGTACCAACCGCTCCGACCCTCCGTCTACCCACAGCTTCACGGGAACGTCTTGATGTTCGGCCCATTGCGCCATGAGAATGCCGCGATCAAGGGCAGTGGAGTAGCGGCATTCCCGCAGATCAGTCCCGCTGTTTTTGCAGTCGTGCGAGTGCAGTATGTAGACCGTCTGTTCAGCCGAGACGGCCCGCCCGTAGTGCGCCGTCTGGTGTCGTTCGACGCCGACGATTCTTTCAATGTCCTCGGTCGGAACTAGGTCGGTCATGGTGTCCTCTCGTGTGCCGATAATGTTTCGACTGGCTCTAGGTAGCCGATGGATTGAAGGGCTTCTACGGCGACGTTCGCCATCTCGCATGCTTCGATCAATGCGTCCCAGGCGGCGTGGTTAGACCCGCCCCGTTCGTTGCTACAGTCCCAATCGTTGCCTTCGCGAAAGCACCCGCTGTTCTCGTGCGTCTGCTGCTTGGCGCACAAGACCTGCGTTTCTGTCCACCCGGTGTGCAGCATCCATGCGCGGGCTATGGCTTCAATCTCTGCGGCCATTGTTTACTCCTTGCCGATAACCTGCGCTATGTCGTTTTCGGCGGGATGTGAATCAGCCGTGCCTCGCGGCGTTTTCGTTCGGCCTGCGCTGCTTTCACACCATCGGTGGGTTGCCGCCACCAGCTGTCGGTGTGTGGTGGTGCTTTGAATCTCGGGTCGCTGCGCTCCGGTTGCTGTTGGGCGCGACGGAATGCACTGTTCATTGCTGTTCTCCTTTAAGGTGTTTCGATTTGCGACGGCGAAAGCTGCACAAGCCACGGGAAGCCCGCCTTGTTGTAGACCAACACCTCATATGTCTGGCCGTTGAATCCTTGGACGGTGCCGAGGGTGTCACGCATCCAGCCGGGCTTTTTGTCGTCGGTGATCCGCACCCGGACACCTTTTTGGTGCGCAGCAGGTGCGTCGTCGTTGGCGTGCGGGTCGTGCGGGTCGCGGAACGGCTTGCCGCCCACACGGAACCATTCGCGGCACTCATGGGTTTCTATACGGATCAGCCGGTGTTGCAGCCACAACCAGAACGCTTCGTTGTCGTACACGGGCGGTACCGGACTGTTCACTCGCACCGACCACGGTTCATCGGGCCGGTAGGTGTTGGCGTCGTCGTAGGTGATGGCCAGCCACACACCTTCAAACTCGTGCAGAAACGGTCGTATCCGCCAGCCCGGCTTGTATGTGACTGCGCCAAGCGCCTTTTCAACTGCTGACAGGTCGGCGTTGAAGGCGGGGTGGACGGTCACCGAATCGCCTCATCGGCAACAGCTATAAACCCTTCGGCTTTGCGTTGCTGGCGGGCGGCGAACTGTTGAGCTTCCCATGCGTCGTAGAACCCGAATGTCCGTGCCAGAATGCGATAGTCCTCAGGTCCCAACGGTGCCGCCCGGTCATAGCATTGTTGGTTGGTCAGCTTCTCGATTGGGTGGTGACCGCACGTGCAGTCCGGTTCACATTTGGGCCGGACACCTGATCTGCCGGTCATTCGACACCGCCGATCACCTGTTTGATCAGGGCCAGCTTTTGTGTTCTGCCATAGTCTTTGTCGGCCAGAATGATCCGCACCGCTTGCAGCTTCTGGAAGTCGGCAAGCATGGACGGGCGCAGATCTTTAACGTCATGCTCGGTGATCGACGGTGGATGCAACGCTGTCAACGCCTTACGAACTTGGGCGGCTGCTCGGTCGACGTCGTGGTTGAATTCTTGTGCGAAACCTTCAGGGCGAGTCGCATATCCGTGCGACGTCTTGGAAAACTTTGTTCCCCAAGCCTGTACGGTAACCGTGGTGTAGATGTCGTGGGTCACTGTCCCACCTCCAAAAACCAGTGCCAACGCCACACGCGGATGCGCAGGCGGATGCCGAACCGACTGGACGGCAAGTAGTCGGCTGGTGTCAGCCGGTAATGTGTTACGTGCATTAGTGTTTTGGTCCTCCTGTTACCCCTGGGTGAACGCGGCGTGAGCTTGTGCGCCGGTTGTGAATGTTCTAGCGGCGTGCGGATCATCTGGGGGCGGCAGGATGTACCACTGCCCATGCTTTTTGAAAATCAGCCATTTGGTTCGCATCAGTGTTTGGTCTTTCTGTTGAGACGTGACATCGAGCAGTCGTTGCACACCCGGTAGCCGCCGTAGGCGGGGTATAGGTAGTCGCGGCCACAGCAGCCGCAACGCCTGCTGGTGTAGCCGGTCGGCGGTGTTGGTGGTTTCCGCATGTCACGCCGTGACCCATTCGCCGTTGTCATCCATTCGTTCCATCGGACGCCAGCCAGGGTCGGCGTCGTGGTTGTCTGCCGGATGGTTGGTGTGTATCCACCAGCCACCGGTCGGGCAGTCCTGCCACCAACATTGTGTTTGGCATTCGATGCACTTGCCGGAAAAGTGGGTTGCCATGTCACACCATGTAGCAGCGGTTGCCGTCAGCGTCGAACAGGTTGCCCTGCTGTGCGACCTCGATGCGTACATAGGAGGGCACCGTCCACACGGTGGTGCCCTCGACTCGCACCACTCGTACGCGGCGGCGCAACGTTTTCTTGTCGGAGGTGTACAGCACCTCGCCGACCTGTGGTTGGCTCATTGTTCGTTGGCCCGCTTCGCTATTCGCACCGTGTTGTAGTCGGGCACCCACCGGTTTTTGGCGTCCCGGTAGCCGTCGATGGTGAGCACGTCGTCAACGTCTGCACCTAATTGGTTGGCGGCTTCGGTGAACCGCGCCATGTCGAGGCGCATCCCGTTGACGGTGAGCTGCGGCACCGGCTTGGTCAGGTTGGCACGCAACGGTTTGTCGATGCTTTTGCCGACGCTCATGCCGCCCACGACCCTTCATTCGGTATCTTGTCGACAGTCCCCGCCGCCACTGCCTGCTGGTATCCGCTGCGGGCCAGACGTTCCCGCTTGCGGGTTCGCAGCGTTGCCGGGATGGTGAGCTGGCCGTTGTGCAGTTTCAGGTCGGTCATCAGCATGTGCACCGCGAAATGGCAGCTGTCACACAAGCTGACCAGGTTGGCGGCTTCGCTTTTGCCGCCGCACGTCAACGGCAGAATGTGATGCCACACGTAACGCAACGGCGTGGGTCGGTGATGGTCGGTGATCGCACAGTTGGTGGCTCTGCCGACACCGGCCAACCACATTGCCCCAAGCAGATGGGCAGCATGACCCGGTTGGCGTCCGTTGGCTATGTCGTCTAGTTCGCGGTCGTACATTGGGTGGCACCTTTCACATCAGGACCGGAACAAGGGAGTCACCCTGCTCACGGATCAGCAGTTGTTCCAACAGGTCGTCGGCGATCCAGAACGAGCCGTCATGCTCGCCGATGCGCACACCCCACGGCGTGCCGTCGCGTTGCACCCAATGGTTGGTGCAGCCGGTGTGCGACCTCAGCTTGGGTGTCGGGGGACGCCAGGCGTAAGCCAGGATTGCGTGGCCACCGGAAGGTTGATCGGACGATGTTGGGCCGTAAACCCAGCCAGCGCCGTTGTACTCGAACATGGAGTCATACCAGTTGAGGCCCAGCATGATTGGCTGGGTTTGCAGGGTGGCGCGGAAAGCGTCGAACGTGCGCGTCCAGTTGTAGCGCCCGATGCCGCCCAACTCCTGTCCGGCTTTGGCGATGCCGACGCCAGAAGTTCCGGTGTCTTCAGGCGGGTAGTGCCCTGGTATGCCGTCGTCGTCCAATGTTGTTGCCAGGCTGTAGGCGTCGAGCGCGTCAAATTCGGTTGGGTAGGCAGCTACTCGGTGTGACCGTTTGCGGTTGTACGCTTTCCGGTTGTTGATGGCTTTGGCGCAGCCCAGAAACTCCATCAGCGTGTTGCCTTCGCAGCTGCCGACGTTGCCCTGGTTGAGGTGCGGCATGGCCAGCGTGTGGGTGACACTTCGCAGCGGCCCGGTGGCTTTGCGGATAGGGTGCAGAAAGTCGAAGTTTCGCGGGTCGTGCTCGACGGTGCGGCCCAGCAGGTGCGGTCCAATAGTCATTGTTCACTTAAACTTTCGCTCGTATTTTGTGTCCAGCCATTCGTCTTCGGTGTTGTAGTCGGGACATCGCCGGGTGTCGAATTCGTGTTCGTTTGCGGGCCAACAACAGTGTTTGCAGGCGTCCTCGGTGAGACCTGGATGGTTGCTCACAGCGCGTTTCCTTTCGTTAGCATCTGGAGGATCTCGTTTAGTTGGCACTGCATTTTTCGTAACATGCAGATAGGACACAGTGTGGGGTGGCTGTTGTCGCGCGGGCGGTTGCATCTGGCGCAGCGGCGCAACACGTCGTCCATCAGTAGGCTTTGTTGCCGTGGCGGTGTGGCCGGGTCAGGTTGAAGTTGTGTTTGCGGATCAACGCTTCGGCGATAGGTATGTCGAGTCTCTGGCAGGTGTCGAGGATGCGGATGATGGTGTCGGCGAACTCGGACGCAATGCCCTCCGGTTTGCCCAGCTTCCCTTGATATTCCGGCATGTCACTGACACTGCCCTGCCCGATAAAGCCTTCATGTTTGAACCACAGCACCGGCTCGTGGTTGCGGTCGCATTCCAGCGCCTCCGACAGTTCCGAATGCATCAACGCGATCATCTCGCCCATGTTGCGGTTGCCGCCGTCGACATCCCACCAGCCGTGGTCGACGGCTGTCTGGTGAACCTGTAAGGCCAGAACGGTGATGCCTTTGCGGATCACCTCTTCATATTCGGCGTCGATTGGCTGTTGAACGGTTTCGGTCATCGGTTTCCCATTTCTCGTGCCGGGTTGTTTGGGTAGGTGCGCGTGCAGTGCGGGCAGAGATTCCATGTCGTCGAAATGTGCGCCGGGTTGCCGCACCACATGCATTGGTTCACGGTCCGATCACCTTCACCGTCCAACCGAACATGTGTAGGTGACCGGCCATGGCATATGCCTCGTCGCGGCCTTCCGGCGCGGCCAGCGTCACGTCGGTGTGGTTGCGTTGCGCCGACACGAACCATTCGACGGTTCGCCGCAACGGGTTGAGTGGTGTTTCACGCGGGCCGGAATTCTTGGCCGGTTTCGTCCAGCCACTACGGTCTGGTTTGGCGCGACCGTTCGGGTAGCGGCCCGCCGCTTCCAGTTCTTCGGGGCTGCGGACACGGCGCGTCCCGGTGGTGGGTCGTGGGGTGACATTTTCGGCCCGTGCACGCCCGCTGTCGTATCGTGTGCCAGCGGCAATCTCAGCGGGGCTGCGGCGGTTGCGTTGCCGTGTGCACGGCGACGACAAGCAATGGTTGGCGTTGGTGTTGGGGTCGGCACATCCTGCACACCGGCACGGGCATCGCCGTTTCTTCACAGTCGGTGCTACAGGTTCCAACCTGTGGGTGGGTTGGGTCTTCTCGTTTTGGTGTTTCAACGTTTCCATCATGTTCTGAAATTCACCCAGCGATAGTTTTGGTAGGTCGGTCATCGGCTTCTCCGAATCTCGGATGTCCGTCTGTTGCCTTGGCGTGCGCTGCATTTCGGGCAGTGCGGTCGGATGTTGTTGTAGTCGTATCGCCCGCCGTGCTCACCGGGTTTGATCCGGTCGCAGACCACGGTGTGAAATGTGACCACGATGGAGCATTCCCAGCATTGGGCGACCCAGTGTTCGCCGATTTGCCTGCCGAACTTGTTGAGCAGAAACAGTTTCCGTTTGCGGCGTGTGGCGGTGTTGCCACGTTCGTTGCTGTTTCGTCGGCCCCTATTCCGTGTCTGCATCGCGTAGGGCGCTTTCAATTTCTGCGGCAAGGGTTTCGGCGCACCGCTGGGCTTCGGCGTATTCGCATTGCGGACAAAACCAACTGCCGAGAAGTTCCCGCCAGCGCAACGGACGGTGCCTGGTGCGGCAGCCTTTGCATCGCGGCGTCATCAGTAGTCGCCGGTGTGCCTCAAACCGCGCAGCCGGTCCAGTTTCAGACCCGACCATTTTTCGGTGCGGAACCTGTTGGTGACCACCACGATAGGCAGGCTGGTGTATCCGGTGGCTTTTGCCGCCGTGTTCGCCTCGGGGTCGACGGTGACGTCCAAATAGGTGTAGCCGCACGGCAGCTGACCTTTCGCAGCCAGCTTGTCCAGCTCGACACGGGTGTATTTGCACTGCGGGCATTCCGGCTTGCCGTACACGGTGACGTTCACGGCATGTCCTCTATCGTCTTGAAAGCCGCTGCCCGGTCGTACAGGTCGCGGATGAAGCCGTCCCAGTCGTGGCCGTTGCGGCGGTCGATACCACGTCCGCTCATCAAAGCCTGCAAAGTGTTGGCAGCTTTGGTCAGTAGCTCCGAGGTGGGTTTGCGTGAACCGTTGAAGGTTGGTGCGACATTTGACGCAGCGGGGAAATAGATTGCCGCTGGCTCCGAGTAGTTGAAGGTGGGTGCGACGTTTGGCGCACCAAGCTGCGGTGCACCAAGCGCTTCGGCGAACAGCTCGAACGCATCGGCGATCATGCGGGTTTCGCCGATGTCGTTGGGGTGCGCGGTCAACTGTTTCGCCACCGAATGCGCCGCGGCGGCAACACTTTCGTTGGACGCTATCGACATGGTCATCTGAATGCACCGCCGTGCACGTTGACGCGAAAACTGCCAGACCAGTGGGGGTTCAGGTCGGCGTCAACAGTGAAGTCTTTGAGCCGCGTAGCCCAGTTGACACTCAGGGTGTGCCTGCCGTGACCGGCATCGGGGTGCACCGTTGGATGCCAGTACGGTTGGCCGGTGAGGTGTTGAGGGTCGTGCTTCATGGTCGTGTCCTGTTCTGTCCCTGCCTGTATCTGCGTCTTTTTTCACACCGTATGCATCGGGTGTGTTTAGCTGATTTGCCGTTGCCCCAGAACTGTTGTGCCGCAAGCAGATGACCGCATGTGATGCACGTTTTGGCTATCAGCTTGCCGGTGTGCGGAATCCAAAGTGGGTCTCGTTTAACGTTGGGCATTGCGTGGTGGCCCCGTGGCTAGCTGGTGTTCGACGTGGTGAGCACACACATACAAATTGTTGTCCGCTTTGGCGTGCGCGGAAAACACACAGCCGCAGAAGCATTGCCGGTCGTCGGGTTCGATATCGTTCATCGTCGTAGCCTGCCGTTGGGTTTGTGGGAATGCTTGATCGCCCGCGCCGACCACCAGTGCTCACGGAACCGGCCATTGACGACGCCGACCAGGTTGTGGCATTTCGGGCACCGCTCCCGTTTGGTGTGCGGCGGTCCAGGTGCTAGGTCTTTACTGCCGCGACAGCGCGGCGACCTCACCGCCTGCATTCGGTGCCGTCCGTAACAGTGCCGTCCGGGTAGCAGACTTCCACCGGTCTGTGGCCGTCCAGGGCGTAGCCCACGGTGTACCAGGTGCCACTGCGAGGCCGGGGAGCCGTGTTGGGTGTTGCCGCAAGCAGATCGGTTCGTGCCACGATGGCGCGATCCCGCATGTGGTAGGGCTTGTGCACCAACACGGTGACGTTGTCGTGGTTCCAGTCGGGTGCCATCATGTATCGCGAATCGGTGGGTGGGTGCACCACAACGGTTTTGCCGTGGTCCAATGCGATCCGGTGGGACTCTTCGTCGGCCCCGGTGCACGCGCCGTGGTGCACCTCATCGGCCAGCCTGATTTTGTTTTCCAGCCAACGATGTTGGGCGGTGGTGATACCCATGCGGCTGCCGGAAACGCCGAGAATCATTGTTGGTCCTCGTCGAACGGTTTACATGCCAAACATGCTTGGAAACCGAAAAACCTGCAGGCGCGCAACACTTGGTCGAGACCCCTGGTTTGTGCCCAACGCCAGTCGGCGGCGTCAGCGGCGAACCGGCAGTCCGGTTTGTGAATCGTGTTGCCGCCGCGCGAACGTGTCAGGTTCATTCGACCTTCTCCACCCGCACCGAAACGACCTGTATGCACAGTGTTTCCAGCTGTTTGCGGATCTCGTTGGCGTCCACGGCCACGGTGGTTCGCACCACCGCTGTCACCTTTTGCCGCAAGCCGTTTTGTTTCGCGTGGGCACACCAGTAGCAATTGCGGTCATATCCCGGTTCGTGCCCAGGAATGTAAAGACAGTTGGGCGTGGTACCGCGATTCACTATTCGTCCTCGAATTCGATGCGGATGCCGTCGACCCGGTTGCCGCCGTAGAACAGCATCAGCAGCAGGTCGCGGCCTATCGTCTGCTGTTCCTCGTCGTCCAGGTCTGGGAGATTGGTGGCGATCATTTTCATTGCGCCGACCGCCAGTCCGGCCCGTAGACGTCGGCAAAAACCTTGTACAACCTGGTGATGGCGGCTTCGTAGTTGAAACGTTCGGAAGGCCGGTCGCGCCAAGCTATTCCGGCTGCTTGGCGTTCAGCGGTGGCGCGTTCGATTCGTGCGCGTTGCTGTTCAGCGTGACCCGGCTCTAGCGGCCCCAGTGTGCGACCGGTGAGCAGGTTGTAGGTGCGTCGATGTTGGTGATGTTTGCCGCAGGTGCAGGCGATGGGGCACATGATGATCCAATGGGGAGAGATGTGATGGAGGAAACCGGGCCGGGGAGCACCGTGGGTTACTGCCGGTATGAAGTTGTTTCCCCGGCACCGGTTTCCGGTCAGCGGACCAGCAGTGCTCGCAGCCACCATCGCAGCGCGAGCACCACCAGTGCGGTAAGGATCAGCGTCATGCGGCGACCTGTCGCCGTTTGCGGTTGTACCGATCCACCGACGCCTTGCGTTTCTCTGGGTTACGTTCAACCCAACGGCGCTTTGCGTCGCGTTGACACTGTGAACATCTGGTGCCACCCGCATTGGTATGCAGCATCGAGTTTGGGTGACCGTTGATGCATTCACCCACCGGCCAGTCGCGGCCACGGGTACGGCGTCCATTCTCAAAGTTACTCAACAGGCGTAGATGTTTCACGTTGACACACCTCCGATCACATGTGGGCCGATGATCGACCGTCATGCCTGCGGGTATCTGGCCTTTCCGTGCAACCCATGCCGCACGGTGCGCTAGGGTCATACGAACTTTCGAGCCGTCTTGCCAACCGATCTGCGCATACCCGTGTGAAGCCACAGAGTATGTACTGATGTGACAGCTATTGCGACCCGGTGTCCAGTTGATGAACGCGCGGGCCGCAACTCGCAGCGGTATCGGAATGCCTTGGGAGAGAGGCACTTTGGCTAAAAGGGAGGCTCATCATCTGGCGGCGGCACACCGGCCCACGGGTCAGCGGCAGCGGCGACGTACGGATCTTCCTGCGGCGCACGGTCTTCGGCGGGAACGGCGTCGCGCAGGCTGTAGTACGCCTTTTCGGCTTTCTCCACCCACGCCTGCGATTCGGCGTTGTCTTTCGGTGCCGTCACCTTCACCGGCCCATAGATGCCGACTGAACGTCCGCGCGGCACAGTGTTGAGCGTCGCCTGGTCGGTGATTTCGTTGCCGGTCGGGTTGCCTTGGGCGTCGTAAACCTGTGCGCGGTCGGTGATTTGGGTGACGATGTCACCGACGTTGATCGGTCGGCCCAGCTCGGTTTTGCTTTCGATCCAGTCGCCGAACGCTTTGCCCCGTAGTATCAGGCGCACCAGTTCCTCGGGTTCGGGCACATGCTCGTCCTCGCCGAGACCGACGTTGGCGGTGGTGCCGGGCAGCGTCATGGCGGTGATCACCAGTTCTTGGCGTGCCTTGCCATCGGCTTTGCGCACCGCCACCATCTGGCCGGTGGCGTCGTCCTTTTTCTGCCGGTCGCGCTGGTTGACTTTGACGACGGCACCGTAAAACCGTTCGCCCAACGCCTGACGTTTCACCACCGGCAAACCTGGTGCGCGTTCCTCTTCGAGTGGGATTCCCATTTCTGTTTCCTAACTGTGTTGTGGTTATTCGGTTTTGGTGTTGTTGTGTTCGGCGAGTTTGTCCAGCACCGCCTGGTCGAGCTGTTTCATTTCACGGATTTCGTTGTGAAACACCCGCAATGCGCCCAGGCAAAAAGCGGTGTTGAAGGCGGCGAAAATGATTCGTTCAATCAACGGGTGAACCCCCGGAAACAAAAAAGGGCTGCCCCGGCGTGAGACAAGATTGGAGTCTAGAAGCCCAGCGCCGGGACAGCTGGTCTATGTTACCACCCTGTGCGGGGTGCAGACGGTGTCGGTGTCAGGGCGCGCGCCAGCCGGTTGCTTTCTTGAAGCATCATCTCGATGCGCCTCAGCGACGCCACAATCTCACTGGTGTCGCAGTCAACAACCGGCTGGTCGGTGTCGTGGCCGGGTGCCAGCTCGCCGAACAGCAAGTGTTTGACGGCGTCGTAAGCAACCTGGCCGAGAATAGCGGCGAAGGCGTTCACGTCAGGATTCCCGCCTGCTCAAGGGCGATCAGGCGCTCAAACGCTATCGCGGTGTACCAGACGGCGAAGTTGGTTGCTTCCGGCGTTTCGGCGAAAGTCAATGCCAAATCGACAACCCGTTCGGCGGGTGTGTCGCGCACCGAACCTTCCTCGCATTCGCGGCGATATGTGGCTAGTGACTCATCGAAATGGTCGGTGGCGTATTTGAATTTGAGTTCGCATTTTTGGCACATGGTTTACCCCATTAACTCATCCACAACCGACTGCAAATCGGATATCGCGCCGGACAGCCGTTTGCAGAATCGTTGGGCCAGGCGCTTACGGGCTTTCGGCAGCAACTCTTCGTCGTCGTTGAGAATGTCTTTGAACGCCTGCACATTAATCAGCAGCGTGTCCACTTCGGCGGCGAAGTCTTCCACCACGTCGGCGGGTGTGCGCTCGACGTCGTCGGGTTCATCGTCAACCACCTCGGCGTCGATGACGTTGTCGTCGCGTTTCTTTCGTGGCTGCGGCGTGCCGTCCAGGCCTTCCACGGTGTCGGGCTTTTCGGCACCTTCGGTGTCGCGGCGCACCGTGGCCTCTGACACACCCAGCATGGCGGCGACGGCGCGGTTGGATACGCCTTTACCGCTCATCAGGGAGGCCAGTGCTTTACGTTCCTCGCGGTCCGACAGCACGATTGACACGGCGTCCTTCAGATACGCAGGCCACGACGGGTATCCCAGTGCGGTGTGGATTTGACCGGTGGCGGCTTTGTTGAGCAGTTCGATCAACTTGTCCTGTTCGGTGGCAACACGGGCACCGGCCTGGCGGATCTGCTTGTCCAGAACCCGTGCTTTACCTTCCGACAGCGGCTCTGGTGTGTTCACGACCTCGGGCGCGTTCACGACCTCGGGTTCGATAACGGCTAGCTCGGTCATGATGACTGTGTACTCCAATCTTGTTGCAAACGTTTCAGCAGTGCGGCACGTTGCTGCATTGCCTCCCTCACCGGCTCGGTGAGAAGTCCCATTTCACCTGTGTTGCGCCACAACACCCGCAGTTCGACCAGCGAACCGGCGCGCGACGCTATGTCGATGGCCTCGGCCTCGGTGGGTGGCGTCGACGGTTGCCGTTTAGCAACGGGCCGTTTCTTCGGTTTACGCTTACGCGCCAACGCTTGACGTTTGTCCATCGGTCAACTCGTGACGGCGGGTCAGGATGGCTTGCTTCAAATCCTCGGTGAGGCAGAACGCGCGGCTGGCGTCCTTCCAGATGGTGCGTAGTTCAGCCTCGGTGGTGGCGTCCAACACCGCCGTGGTGAA